CGTCGAGTCTCGTGGGCTCGGAGATGTGTATAAGAGACAGATATAATATACAGGCTTAAAATTTAATTTTAAAATATACCTTGACAAGAAAATGATAGAATGATATTGTTTTATTAAATTAAAAATGCATTCGGGCAACGGGCGGCGGCAGCCGTCGAGGTCCCGAAAGAAACGGACTTCATGCAGCCGGTACAGTCGAGATCATCATGATCTGATTGTATCAGTTGCATTTTTTATTTTAAGTATTCCAGTACTGGAGAGAGGAGATATATAACATGTCAGCAGTTGAAATGCAGGAAATAAATAATAATACCGTTGATGTTTTTAAAAGTGATATTGACATGTATATAAATCTCTGGATGGAAGAGAGACATATAGAGGATTTATGCAAAGTATCGCAGAACAGATGGTATAACTGTTGTAAATATGTCTATGAGAATGTATTTAAAGTTAATCCAAAGTACCTAAAGGATGATAATAATATTAATAATGCCTATGATACAGATAAGGTTAACGAGGTATTAGATATATATATAGACCTGTGTAATGACTACGAGAAAGTAGTGAATATTGTTGGGTTCACATTCTTTACTGGAATACATAGAGATACGTTAAATGGATGGGTTAACGGCGTGCAGCTAGGCTCATCAGGTTCCGACATTTGCAAAAAGATTGACGAAATGCGTGAGGAAAGTTTGGTAGGTTTACAAGTTTCCGGCAAAGGAAACCCCATGAATTACATGCCGTCACTGAATAAGTACTGCGGCTTCAATATGCCGGGCGTTAGAGATCAGGGATCCAGAGTAAGAGCGTTGACAGCTTCGGAGCTCCCCAAACTGGGAAACGGGAATTGTGCGAGATTGCCGGACAACTTTGACAATTCAAGCCCGGATAATGGTGAAATCGTGATAGACAATTCAAACAATTTAAAGCCCAGTGTTTAATGGTCTTAAGGCGCATTAAATCGTTGATACATTACGCAAAACAAGGGTTTTGCGAATAGTTGTAAAATACGAATGGAATTGAACGAACAATTCAAACAATTTATCAATGTTCAAAGCATGATTCTGCATGGAGGGGGAGGGGGTTTGATAGGTTGAGAAAATCAGCGCTACTAAGTCCTTTAAATATCCTCAAAAACAAAAAGAGATTGGATGGAAAAGTATGAGAGTAGTATCACAAAGCAAAGACGTTTCGCTTGATTTTGACCGAGCGGTATTCACAGCAAATCATGGAATGATAACTGCTATGGTTGATGGAAAAACGTTTACCATTGGGACGTATGCAAATTTAGGTAGAGAAAAAGAAGTATTCTCTGATATGCACAAGGCATTTTCGGCTTTTCAAGTTATTAGCACAAACATGGATAAACAACAGGTGGCTGAAATGTTTGCAGTATCTAAAAACATATCGATCAGATGCGTTGAGATGAATGATCCTTGTATGGGAATAACTGTATTTGATAACATGGTCTATTACATGCCGGAAAAGTAGTGTTAATATAGCGCTATCGCCAAGCGGTAAGGCACTGGATTTTGATTCCAGTATTCGCAGGTTCGAATCCTGCTAAAGAAACTTGTGAGAGGAAAACAACCATGGTAATTATTAAAACGATTATATCGACGCTGGATGTTATTTTTATGCTGATACTATTTGTATCTGGCAGAGAATCCAAAGACAAAGAAACAGCAATTGCATTATGGGTACTTGTGATGTTACTGTTGCTGAACATGTTTCTGATGTGGAGGTAACAGAATGTTTTATAGTCCAATATTTGGTATTTGCTTTCAGCTGCCTATCATTTGTGCAGAGGAAAGAATACATATAACAAAATCAAAGGAACCGGACAGCACCGGAGATTTACTCAATCTGGATAGTGACGCTGAGCACCAGTCTGAGAAGTCGGAGCATCCAGTATAGCTTAAGTCCACTGGCATTCGGTTTTTGCAAGAAAAAACTCGGCGTAAGCAATTATTCGGTGTTAGTGGACGTCGGCAAAATAAAAAGATCAAAAATACTATCATAAACGGCGCGCTATGCGCGCTGTGACGGAACGTAGCGCAGATGGTAGAGCACTCGGCTTATATCCGAGCGGTCGCAGGTTCAAGTCCTGCCGTTCCGATTGAGAGATAAGTGTAAAGCTTATCTCGGAATACGAAAAGTTCGTATTTCTCCTTTCGCCACTAGGACGATTCTGTTAAGGACGGTGCGAGACCGTCCGGTGGTATTTGCCGCGGAGCGCGGCATTAGGCGTAAGACTATATGGTGATGAATGATGATCGTTCCGTAATTTGCTGACAAGCAATCCATATAGCAGTCAGACTTGATAGTTCGGGTGCCTATCCCACGGTGCCTGAGCTGTCAAAGATATAATTCCCCCATATAGTTAGGCAGTGGCAGAATGGGTATTGCAGGTAAAGAAACCTATCGGTAAGAGTGTTGCCAAGTGGCAGACGGGCGATCATCCGTAGTCAGCAACCACACCTTTTCTGAAGCCGATAATGCAAGGTTCGAATCCTTGCCTGTCTAAGCGGTCAAATTATGCTGTTTGCTTGCATGCGCTCTATGGTTTGGCTGTAATCGGCATTTTGTATGCCTAGTGCAACGCATGGCACGATAAACATTATTGCTAACCGTCTGATGGCGGTTTCGGAACGTAGCTTAATTGGTAAAAGTGGCGTGTACACGGAAAACAACAACGAGAGCCGGATTGAAGGTTCGAATCCTTCCGTTCCGATGGTGCCGAGCTGATCTGATACTGTATGCGTAGCGCGGTCGCGTACAGAGATATGGAGTGAGGTGTCCGCGCATTTTGGGGAAGCGGCAACGATTGGCGGTGTTGCGGCTGACTGTAAATCAGTTTCCAAGTGGTAAACAATAGAGGTTCGATTCCTCTCTTCCCTATTTCACTCAACTCCCTAAAAACACTGTTTGGCAGGTGCGTGGTAGACAGTTGTAATGGATGGGTTGTTTAAGAAATCGCACCATCAAGATGCAGTGTTCCCATAATGGAATTGGAGCCGGTTGCTATCCGGTCGGGCGTTTATTCGCCTTGTAGGTTCGAATCCTACACACTGCGTTTGCCCGAACAAAATTGGGTGTTGATGTGTGACGGAATAGGTAAACGGAATTGTCGTAGAGAATTGGTTGAAACCGACAACATAGATGACCAGATTGTACACTCCTGCGTGGTGCAAATCCACGCCACATCAATTCCTTATCTTCACTTAGTCTGGCACTACTGCAATAGTTCAGGTCGATGGAAGATGTATGGATGGTAAGCGGTATCATTGGTAACATAAAACCCTTCCGTGAATAGAAATTGCAGATTTGAAAGCGGTTGGCATGGTTTGGTATGACAAGGTTCGATTCCTTGTGCCGCTATTCGATGGTTGGTATTTTTTACGCAAAATGGGGTGTGAGTATGTATTTTGAATTTGTTTATGTTGGCTATTCAACAAAGCAATGCGTTGAGTTTCTTGATGAAATCAAAGAAAAATTAAAGGCACATGATAAGAATTTTGAATACGACAAAGAACATTTAGTGATTAAGGCTGAATTATTCAAATGCAGTGCATTACCCATATATTCCGGTCGTTTATACTGTCTTGGCATGGAAAATGCAGAGTATATCTGCAAAGAAACTGCGAGACCAAATGATTATATTCCTTGTCCAGGAGAATGTTTGAAGATAAAAGCCATTTTGGAATATGTTTCCACAAGATTTAGAAAAACTCCAAAAGAAAAGACAGAAAAAGAACTGGAAGAACTGATTGACGTTTTGATTGAGGTGCGGAAATGAGATTATGGAAAATTATTAAAAAAATATTCAAGAAAAAGCAAAAAGCAGATCCTACACCGCGCATTGAGAAAGATACGAAATGCGATAAATGCAAATACTTGCAAGAGTGTATTGACGAGGGGAAAGTCATAGATTGCAGAAATATTGAAGATACGAGAAGCCATTACATTAAAGGTCTTGGTTCTTATGTAAAATGCGATGGTGTTGAGGTGTGAGTATGGATCTTAATGTGTCAGAAGATCAGAAAAAAGTTATTGAATTGCAAGGATATATGGTTGTCGAGTTCAAATTATGGTATCGAAAATTAGGAGAAATGATTCTTGAGTATGCCGTAAAAGTAATTGATACATGGAAAGCAATAGTTTTGTTTATACAAGAACAGGCAATTAAGGCATTCAAGCATATCAAGGATTTTGTGGAACAGCTTTCAAACGAATTGGAGCCATATATGAATTCCTTGGATTATATGGATTGTGAGAAAAAGAAATATCTGTTTGTTCGGTCACTTGGAAGAGCATATGAAGCGAATGTAAGAGGAAAAGTTATTTATCACAGATGCAGGGATAGGTGTTGAAAATGTGTGATTTTTGTAATGGGAAAGAATCATATAAAACTGCATATGGAGAATTTAAAATCAAAAAATTGGGCTATATAAATGTTATTCAATGCCATATTGATAAATGTCCACAGTATGCTAAATGTTGTAGCAATGGAATGAACGTAGCGATAGCAATGGAAATTGAATTTTGCCCGATGTGTGGTAGAAAGTTGGTGGAAGAATGACATGCTATGAATGTGCTTATTTTGGAATTGAATGGAATGAATTTTTGAAAAAAACGATAGAATTTTGTAACCATCCAGAAAAGTATATTCCTCCAGTAGGATTTGCTTATAAAGAACACGATTGCGAATTTTTCAAAAACAAATCTGGGATATCAAAATGGGACTCTTATTCAGAAAAAGAAAAAGAACAGGCATTGAGGTATTTTCGTGAAAACTATCACAAAAATCCTATTGAAGGTTTAACATGCGAGGGGGCTGAAATGAGTTTCATTGAATATCTAAAAAATGTTGATGCAAACTCATAAGGAAGAGAAGGAGTGTATGAAGCATGATTGTCAATATCAATAACAGCACATACGAGATGAACAGCAAACAGTACAAAGCAGTTCTTGATACGGCGAGCAAAGCGGTTACCTGCGGCATATACGCCATTGAGAAGAACAAGGTAGCAATCATGCTTCGAGAGGAATATAAAAGCAAGGAAGAGCTGAAACAGGCAGTTGGTAATTATACGGCGAAAGGGTTCAAGGTGCATTGGAAATGAAGAAAACACGTTCAAAAATCATAATCAAAACTAGAAAAGGCGGTTACACAAAGATTTATGCTAACGGAAAATGGCAAAAGGGAGTGTATAATATTGATTTCCATGCTGACTGCACGCCATTGAGATACCCATACATAAAAATTTCTTGTGAATTTGATAAGTATAAGACTGATAAAAACGGTTCGGTTATTTACGACCCGGAAAAAGAAGAAATTGCAAAAGAACACGTAGTTGCAAGAATTTAGGGAGATATTGTGAAAATATCAGAAATCTCTATTATAACTGCTTTGTAGAAAGTATTGCGGATATTGATTAGATGATATTACCGGCTAACAAATGGAGTTAGTCGCTAACCAACAAAAATTATTGGCAGAGGTCTTAAGGCACTTCTGCTTTTGCGGAGGTGCTTTTCTTTTGGCAAGTTCAAGCCTAATTTCCACAGTAAATGGATATGAAAATTACATACAGGTGCATGGCATTGATGAACAGGTTATGGATGCCATGGCAGAAGCGGCAAGGGTAGCCATTCTGACGGAAAAGGATGTTGAGTATGGATTAAAGGTTTCTGCCAGATCGAAAGAACTGACGGAGCAGTTTATCTTTCAATCTACAGGTGGCACACCATGGGATTTAGAGAAATATTCATTCCAAAACAAGATATCTTATGAAATTCTGGACAAATATTACGGGATTTTGCTTTTGGAAGCGCAAAACAAAGTTGTGGATAGTGCTTTCCAGTATTTGGAAAATAAAAGAGAGCCTAAAGAACGGTTTTATATGCCAAGAAGAAATCAATTTCTCAAAATAGGGCTTACACAGGCTTTACAAGGCATGATTGATGATAAATATGACATCCTGTGCGTATCCCTTGTTCCGGGAGCAGGAAAAACAACGGTAGAAAAAATGTTTCACGCACTTGTTGCCGGATGGTTTCCGAGAGATTTCAGTCTTTTTTATTCGCACAGCGGAGATATTACCAGAATGTATTACGACGGCGTGTACGATATCGTTACAAACGCGGAAGAGTATACATGGAATGAAATTTTTCCGGATCTTTCAGTGACAAGCACAAATGCAAAGATGGAGCAGTTTAATGTCGGGAAGTACAAATCGTTTCCATCCGTACAATGTACGTCTGTTGGTAGTAAGAATGCAGGTAAAGTAAGGGCTTCTAAGTTTTTACTGGTTGACGATATGATAGGCGGTATCGAAGAAGCAATGAATCCTATTATCCTTGATAAATTATGGGATAAATATGCCGTAGATGCCCGCCAGAGAAAGATACAGGACACGGACGGTAAGAACTGCAAGGAAATACATATTGCCACAAGATGGAGCGTACACGACGTTATAGGGCGCATCCAAAATATGTACGAGGGCAATCCGAGAGTAAAGGTTATTGCGGTACCAGATGTAGACCCAGTTACAGGAGAAAGCAATTTTGAATATGAGTTTTCCGGTTTTACAAAAGAGTTTTTTGAAGATCAACAATTATTGATGGACGACATATCATATAGATGCCTTTACAAACAGGAACCGATTGAGCGAGAGGGATTGCTATTTCCGGAAGATAAAATACGTCGGTATCTTAATTTGCCACATGGAGAACCAGAAATTGTAACCGGTCAATGCGATACAAAGGGAAAAGGAACGGATTACTTTGTTTTGCCGGTATTGCAAAAATACGGAGAGGATTACTACTGTGTAGATTGTGTTTGCGATAACACGGCAGATTATGAGATGCAGTATGAAAATGCAGCAAATGTTTTGACAAACAACAAAGTGCAGGAATGTGAATTTGAGAGAAACGCCGGCGGAGACCGTGTCGCAATGGAAGTAAACAAGCGAGTGGAAGCCAAAGGATGGATATGCAATATCACAGATACACCGACGGAGACAAATAAGGAAGCAAGGATTTTTCAGTGCTCAAACTGGATATTGCAGCACGTTATATTTAAAGACCCATCATTATATAAGCCAAATGATCCATATGGAGTAATGATGTCTCTTCTCAAGAGATATTCAGTGTCCGGTAAAAAGCAGTTGGATGATGTGCCGGATGTATTTTCAAACTTTGCGCTTAGAGTGACAAATGGAAATAACGTAGCCAAAGTAGAAGCGGCAGTAAATCCGTTTAGGAGGTATTGATATGGTAAACAAAGATATTTTAAATCAATACTTAGATTTAAGAGAAGAAGTAAAAGAAGTAAGGAATAAAATTGAAAAGCTTGAAAAATACATAGAAAAAATTGAACAGGAAGGAACGGTTATTGATAGCGTTTCTGGCGGAAATGGTGGAAACCAACATTTTAAAATAGAAGGAATACCATTGCCAGAATATAGGCACAAAAAAACCTTGTTATATTCCAGAAAAACCACCCTCGAAATTTTGGAAAACGAACTTCTTGAAAAAACAAATGAAGTAGAAGAGTTTATTGCAAATATAAAAGATAGCAGAATTAGAAGAATAATTAACCTTAGATTTTTAGAAAATCAATCTTGGAATAAGGTTGCCGACCAAATAGGAGGCAATAACACAGAAGACAGCGTTAGAAAAGCGTTCGATAGATTTATGAAAGAGTAAAGTTGTCCGATATGTCCGTTTTTTTTCTGATATAGTTATAATCGAAGAAAGCAACAAAAGTTGAATACTTCACCTCCCCCAATTTATAAAAGCATCGTAGAGAAATCTCCGGTGCTTTTTCTTTTGCAAAGAAAAGAGGACTTTATGGTATATACACCAAAAACAATATATTGCCCGCGTTGCGGAAGAAAAGTTGCCACACACGATGGGCGTTCAACAATGCAAATTTCTGTTGAGTGCAGAAAATGCCACAAGAAAGTTGTTTTTTATCCGGAGAATGGAAAAACAGAATTAAAATCTCTTCCGTTTCGTGCAACATCCAGCGGAATGACCTTTATTTAGGAGAAAAAAATGAGAAATGACAAATCTCTCCAAGACCTTGTTAAAGGCTGTTATGGTAGAAAAATTTTATATACAGATGTTGAAACCATCACAGCAGATAATATTGTCAATGTGGTGGGAGACTGCATCGGAAATTTTTATTACAACAAAACCATCATAGAATATCTTTGGCGATATTACAAAGGTGACCAGCCTGTTTTATACCGTGTAAAGGTGCAAAATGCTGATATTACAAACAAAATAGTAGAAAATCATGCGTATGAGATTGTTCAGTTCAAAGTAGGACAGACATATGGCGAGCCAATACAGTTTATCAGTCGAAAAGATGATGATGAAATTAATCGGGCAGTGGATGCGCTGAATGACTATCTTGTGGATGCGAATAAACAGGAAAAAGACATTAAAGCAGGAGAGTGGCAGTCAGCAACCGGAACATCTTTTAAGGCGGTAAGATTTGCAAATGGAGAAATACCATTTCAAATTGTTGCGCCTACTCCAATGAATACGTGTGTTATTTATAATCGGAGCACGGAAGAACCGGTGGTTGCGGTGCAGGAGCTTAAAGACGAAGATGGAAGATGGTACAAACTGTGCTATACGGACAACTATTCATGTAAACTTCAAAACGGAGTAGTTTCTGAATGGAAATTGCATGCATTTGGAAGTATACCTATTGTTGAGTTTCCAAATAATCATGAGAGAATTTCTGATATTGAGCTTGTCATAGGTATTTTGGATGCCATAAACAATATGCAGTCAAACAGAATGGATGGAATTGAGCAGTTTGTTCAGTACTGGGTCAAGTTTGTGAACTGTGAAATCGACCAAAAAACGTTTGAAGAGATGAAAATGAGACATGCTTTGACGGTAAAGTCCAATAACAAGGATAACAAAGCCGATGTTGAGATTATGACGCAGGAACTAAATCAGAGCCAGTGTCAGGTGGCAAAAGATGATTTGTGGGACAATGCCTTGGCAATATTAGCAATACCAAACAGAGAGTCCCAAAACTCTGGAGGAGATACACAAGGAGCAGTATCATTAAGGGCTGGATGGGATTTTTCAAAGACAAGAGCAAAATTAAAAGACCCAATTGTGAAATCGGCAGAGAAGAGACTTGCAAAAGTTGTCTTAAATGTAATACGCGTTAAGGACAATGATTTGAAATTGTCAATGAGGGATTTTGATGTGCAAATCAATCATAGCCCGCAAGACAATATGTATACAAAGTCGCAAACACTATATCAGCTTTTAGAGTGCGGCATACATCCTCTTATTGCCATTAAAACGGTGGGGCTTTGGGGAGATGCTGAAAAGACATTCCTCTTGTCTAAGCCATATATAGATGCGTTGTGGAAAACAATTGATAATGCAGAAGAGCAGGAACAAAAAGCACAGGAAATTGTAAACCAATTAAATAAACAGCAAAATAAGACAGCTACCGAGTAATCGGTGGCTGTTTTTATTTTATAAAAATTCGCAAAGTTGTGAGCGTAAAAATCAACAGTGTCATTCGGTGTCGTTGCACCGCAAAAATTCGTAAAGACATATCGGAGGTAATCAATGAAAAGAGAAGAGTTAATTGCAATGGGTATCAGTGAGGAAAATGTTGAGAAAATCATTGCTGATTACGGCAGTGCCGTACAGAGAGAACAGGCAAAAGCAGCAGAGCTTAAGGCAAAGGCAGACAGCGCAGATGAGTTGCAGAAAAAGCTGGATGAAATGGAAGCAGGAAACCTCACGGAACTTGAAAAAGCAAACAAGGCGTTAGAGACAGCAAATCAGCAGATTGCAGATATGCAGAAGAAAAACGCCATTAGAGACCAGCGCGAAGCATTGATGGAAAAGTTAAAAATCAATGCAGAGCAGGCAAAATCCGTTGTCAAGGATAATGGAAGCCTTGATTATGACGCTCTTGGAAAGATTACAGCCGAAAAGGAAACCGCGGCAGCGCAGGCAAAGGAACAGGAGATTGCAAATAATTCTGAAAATCCGGGCGGCGGTACTGCAGGTGGAGAAAATAAAAAAACTGCGGACGTAGAGAACGCAGAAAAAATCAGTTTTGGCGAACCGGCAAAAAATGCAGAAGCCAAAGACCATTATGTTTTATAGGAGGTAAATTATGGGAAAACCAATTGAAAGAGACTTTACACAGAGTAAAGGAATTTTAAAATTCTTTCCTTATGAGGGTGCGGCGTGCATCGTTCCGCAGACAATGGTAACAAGTGCCGATGCAAACGGAAAGAAGATTGCAAAGGCAGGGACACCGTTCCCAAGCAATGACGAATCTTGCAAAGGGTATCTTCTGGAAGATGTTGACGTAACAATGGGAGATGCGCCTGGAACTTATGTATATCAGGGTTCTATTGACAGCGCAAAGGTAACGGCAAATGGAGTGACCGTAGAAGCAACTGCAAAAGCAGCAACACCGCGTGTCACTTTTTTTGATTAAGAAATGGAGGTATTAGAGAATGGCATTACCATTAGCAGAAGCATTTACCGCAAGAAGTCTTGGGGTTATGTGGAATAATTATGAAAAAACGCTTGGTTCTGCGCCTTACTTAGGTAGACAGAAATTTGGAACCAGAAAACAGGACAGCCTTGAACTTAGATTTATCAAAGGGAAAAACGGTCTTCCGGTATCATTAAAGGCATCCAATTTTGATGCGCAGGCAGAGTTAAGAGATGTCGGTGGATTTTCGGATATTCAGAACGAGATGCCGTTCTACCGTGAATCTTACATGGTAACAGAGCGTGAAGAGCAGGAGTATGCAAATTACCAGTCGGCAGAAAATTCCAACATGGCAAACCAGGTGCTTAGAGAAATCAGCAAAAAACCGATGATGCTGATTGAGGGCGCAAGAGTAGTGCCGGAACGCCAGATTTGGCAGTTATTAGCACCATCTGATGGTATTCCAAGAGTACAGGTAACAATTGGTGGCAAGAGCTACTATGTTGATTATACTTCCGATAATGGAGTATCGCACAAGAGAGACCATTACAAAGATATTTCTGGAAGCGATACCGATAAATGGTCTGCATCCGAAACAGCAACGCCACTTGATGACCTTATCGAGATTAAACGTGAGTTTGCAAAGAAAACCGGATATTCCCTTGCACGTTTTAGCATGAATACAGAAACGTGGGAGATGGTTCTTAAGGCAGAAGACACAAAGAAACAGGTGCTTGGAATTACTGCTTACAATGGAGGTATTCGTTTACAGCAGGGGCAGGTTACAGAGTATCTTAGAGGATACGGCATCGAGATTGAAGTTTACGACAAACTTTACATCGACCCGGCAGACGGTGCCACCAAATATTTTATTCCTACAGGAGTTATTTCAGCGCAGTCATCCGGCGTGTACCTTGGAGATTATGTCTTTGGAAAGACACCGGAAGAGAGAAGCGGAAGTTTAACAGACGGAAACCTTTCTATTGTAGAAACCGGCATTTCGGTATATACATACGCAACAAATCATCCGATCAACACGCATTGCATTGTGTCAATGATCGGATTGCCTACTTTTGAGGGCATGGACAGCGTTGTTGTCATGAAAGTTGCGTAGGAGGTGCGGTATGATTGCTGAATATACAGTAAAGCGCAATGGAAGATGGTATAAAGCAGGAGATGAAATCCCGGACATTGTTTCGGGAGAGAAATCTTCCGGCGCGTACACCAAGACAGAGATTAACAGAATGAGCACTGCTGATTTACAGGCACTTGCCGCTGAACATGGGATCGAGGGTGCAGAAGAAATCAGTGGAGCGGAACTGAAACGCATTTTGATCGAGCAGTTTGGATTATAGGTAGGGAAGAATGGACGAATATACAACATTAGAGCAGGTCAAAATCAGACTGAAACAATTTCATATTGAAACCGTTACGGACGAAGATGGTGTTACTTCTGATGTTGTCGTGTTCGACCAGAAAGAAGATAACCCTTACATTGAACAGCTTATCAAGCAGGCAAGAAATGAAGTGGTAAGCAAGCGGAATTACCCGGAAAGCTACACGGATGAAAAAATATCCGAAGACTTGAAACAGTTTGAGGATGTAATCGTCAATTTAGCCGTGTACGACCATTCACAGGCAGGAGAAGCCTATATGGCAAGCTATTCAGAAAACGGAGTGAGCCGTAGCTGGAAAGACAGGGAAAGCTTGTTTGTCTTTGTATTTCCGTTTGTAAAATCATTATAACTCATCGATTTCGAGGAGTTTAGAAGATTGTGCGTTACGTTTTGCCGATGTTGGCAAAACGTAGCAGGCGGCACACATTGAGCGGTGGTGGACGGTGTGCCATAAAAATGAAAGGCGGTATATGATTTGACGATTGAAATATCAACAGCAATCATTATAAGCGTGCTGTCGCTTGGTTTTTCCGTCTTTATGGGCTTGAAGAGCAACAAAAGGACAGACAACACGGATCTTGAAGAGCGCGTGCGAGAAAACACGCGCATTAATATGAAACTGGATGCAATTTCAAACAACACGACCGAGATTAAGAATGAGGTTTCAGAGATGAGAAAAGAAATCAACTCTCACGACAACAGAATTATAAAGGTTGAAGAAAGTGTGAAATCGGCGCATCACAGAATTGACGGGATAGAAACCCGTCTTAATGATGAAAAGGAGGTTTAATCATGGATATTATACAGTCTGTAATTGCAAATATGACAATTATTCTGGCAATCATTGGTGCGCTGGCATTTGTTGTGTCTGTGGTAACACAGGTAATCAAAGGTGTAGGCGTATTTTCTAAGATTCCAACGGACATTTTGGTATTTGTTCTTTCTATCGGAATCACGGTCGCTGCGTTTGTGGCATACATGCAGTACATCCAGACATCAATTTTATGGTATATGATTTTGGCGGCTATTATTGCAGGATTTATTGTTGCGTTTGTCGCAATGTATGGATGGGAAAAGCTTTCTGAGCTGTGGAAACGGTTCGGCAAGGATGTGAAGCGAAATGCTTGAGATCAATAAGCAAAAAATGAATTATTCGCAGCAAAGCGGCAAGGTGCCGGTATATGTGACGGATGATGATGGTAACATCGAATATTCTTCGTACACGGATTCTGATGGTAATGTAATTTATTACCTTGATGATGACGGGAACAAGATACCGAAGACAACCGGAGAGTATACCACAGGTTATGAAAAGCCTGTAATTTTTTATTCTTCGATCAGCAATAAGTTGAGCGAAGCACTTATAAAAGAATTTGGCGTAGATAACTCTACAAATTTTGTTCAGATCGTAGAAGACAAAGGAAAGCTTCCATTGAGCGTCGGATCTTTGGTATGGAAACGATCAGACGTAAAGTACAAAGATGAAGAGAATACAATCGTTGACGAAAATTCGGCTGATTACATCGTAAAAGGTGTCGCAGACGAGGGATTGACGGTTGATTTGTTCTTGTTACAAAAAAATGTGAAGTAGGTGTGGCATGGGGAAGAAAGTAATCACAATGAGCCTGTCTGAAAAGTCTATTCAGAACGCCATACGAGAGCTTAGAGCCTATAAAAACAGCTTGACATATAAATGCCAGCTATTGGCAGAAAAACTCGCGGAAAAGGGCGTAGAGATTGCCAGAGTACAAATTGCTGACCTTGACGCAATATTCACATCAGAATTGATTTCCAGTATTCATTCAGAATACAAGGGAAGTACCAAAGGAGGCGGGATATGGGCGGTAGTTGCCGGGACGGACCATGCAATGTTTGTTGAATTTGGAACAGGAACCGTAGGACAGCAAAATCCTTATCCAGGGAAACTGCCGGATGGCGTTTCGTGGCAGTATGCAAGTGGAAAAACTATCCATCAGATTTCAGATGGAAGATATGGATGGTTTTATCAGGACGACAATGGCGATTGGTGGTTTACAGAGGGAATGCCAAGCCGACCATTCATGTATCTGACCGCAAATGAGTTGCGGCAGATTGTTACACAGACAGCGAAGGAGGTGTTTGGATAATGGCAGGAAACCAGTGGGTATTTGACCTTGAAATAAACATTTTCTCCAATGTTGCAACGATAGCCAAACCAAAACTCAAGAAAAAATACAAAAGCATGAATTTTGACACTGCATTTACAACGGTTGAAAAGAACCTTGATAAAGACCCTGTTTTCCCGACCATTTACATTCACGAGATGCCGGGGCTTGAACGTGGGGCAGATTTAGAGGGCACATCCGTAAATGCGGTGCAGGAAACAATACAGGTTGACGTCATTACAAACACAAAGCAGAGCGATGCAAAAGGGATTATGGCTATTTTAGCTGATGCCTTTAAACAGATGCGATTTCAAATCACAGCAATGCCGGAGTTTAAAAATGACAGTGAGAAAAAATTTAGAAGCGTTGCAAGGTTCCGGCGGATAATCGGAGCCAACGACAGATTGATGTAAAAGAGCCGAAAGGCTCTATTTTTTATGCACCGGGTGCAAAAAGATGCGCCCGATAACCGCATTATTTGGCGGTAGAAAGAGAGGTAAAAATGGCAGAAGCAGGATTGTCTACGTTAGGCATTACGTTTGGCTATGGAACAGAAACCACAGCCGGAACAAAGCCTACATCGTTTAAACAGCTTACAAGAATTAACGCAATCGGCGGTATCAACATTGAGCCGGAACAGATTGACGCATCTGCATTAGAAGATGCTATTACCAGATATGTAAAGGGTCGCGCAGATACCGGTGGCTCTTTCCCTATCACGGTAAACCTTACGGATGCCACAAAGGAAGAGTGGGAAGCACTTATCACGGCGTATAAAGCGCTTTCCGGCGGGAAAAGAATGTGGTTTGAAACTATTATCCCGGGATTTACCGACGCGTTTTTTGTTGTGGCTCAGCCGCCAGAGCAGATTCCACAGCCGGAGATTGGTCAGAACGAACTTTTGACGGTTGAAATGAATCTTACCATTGAAGAATACAAGGGCATGGACACCGCTGTAGCTTTTACACCGGGGGAATAACACGTCAGTCGAATAGTTCGGTTGGATCGGCTGACGATAACCAGACAACCGAGCCAGAGCTTGAAGAAACAATTTAAAAGAACAGGGCGGTCTTCGGACTGCCCTTTCCCTATATGAGAGGGAGAAAGGGAAAGAAAATGACAAAATTAAAATTTGGCGAGAAAGAATTACAGATCAAGTTTGGATATGAAGCAACCGTGAAAAGCGGAATTATCAAGAAAGTAGCAAAATTAGACCAGATGGAAGATATCGAAGCGGTTGACGAAATCCTTTTATTTCTTCCAGAGTTAATCCTTGTAGGCGCGCAGAAGTTTCACAAAGAGGAACTTGGATACAATCCGGACAATGAGGGAGAAAAGGAACAGCAGCTTGGAAAAGTATATGCCATGCTGGATGATTACTTTGACGGAGAAGATGCAGATGTTCAGGTACTTTACAATGCACTTTTAGCGGAGCTGCTTGAAAACGGTTTTTTATCAAAACTGCTCAAAGCAGATCAGAAAGAAGCGGAGAAGAAAACTCCGAGGAAAAAGTAGAAGAACAGAGAGAACTTACATGGGGAACATATTGTGCGGAAATCCGCCCATTCTGGCTTTTAGTTACAAAAGGGTATGGATTTACCGTGCGTGACATAGACACGTCCTGCCCGGCTGATTTACAGCCTTATGCGGATGCTTACAACTTAGATAAAAAGCAAAGAGACAATGAGATGTGGATGTGGTTTGGAACATACGGATTGTCTGCGGTATCGGTGGCAGTAGAACATTGTCTTGCCGGACGAAAAGCAAAATCAAAGTATATTGAAAAACCAATCAATGAGCAACAAGGGAAAGATGATTCGGAAATGACGGAAGAAGAAATTAAGAAACAGAGAGAGCTATTTGTGGCAAAGCTCAAAATTATGCAGTCAAACTATGAGTTGAGCCACCCAAAACCAGAAAAGAACTTGGAGGTATAAATATGAGAATTGGATCTGCAAGACATGATGAAAATGGGAAATTGACCGGTGGGAGACCGGGAGATCAGACCGGAACAGAAGTAAGTATGCAAAACTTTTATGTTCATAAAAAAGGATGGTATGTGTTAAGACCAAAAACAAAAGATATGGCGGATAAACTGGCAGAATCAATGATTACAGCGTGCAATAATGATAATATTGGCTACTGTCAGGGACACCGGCTTGGAATTGTCAAATATGGTATTAATTCAAAAGTAAAAACAGAAGCAGATTGCGGCACAACGGTACGTGCATGCATTATTCATGCAACTGGAAAAGATGTTGGAAATTTCACCACAGCAAATGAAAAATCTGTACTTCTTTCTAGTGGCATGTTTGATGACATTGGAGGTTATGCGGCAGGAATGGTTCTTTACAATGGAGATGTTCTTGTCACAAAAACAAAAGGTCATACAGCGATTGTGACAAGCGGAAACCCTAGAAAAAATGTAAAAGATCATTTAAACCCATACCCGGAACCTGCAAGGATTTTAAAGAAAAAATTCCCTTGCATGAGAGGGGATGATGTGAGATGGCTTCAGACGGAGCTTATTTATCACGGATGCCTGGATGAAAAAGATAAAAAGGGAAACAGTAATGTGGACGGTATTCTTGGAAATGATACGGCGACCGGTATTGGAACATTCCAGAAAAAAGTCGGAATTACAGTAGATAAGAAATGCGGACCGGTTACAAGAGAAAAATTAAAAGAGTAGATCAAGGACGGTAAGGTGTCACAGCCTACCGTCTTTTTATTTTGCATAGAAAGTTGGTGCATATATGGCAGACATTGATGAATTACAAATAAAAATCAAAGCTGACTCTGCAAAAGCAAGTAATTCCATAGAAAGCCTTGTAAACAGCATGAATAGGCTCCGGGAAAGCATATCGTTTGACACTGCAAAACTTTCAAATATTGCAAGCGGAATCAGAAGCATTTCCGATGCAGCTACCGGGTTCAAAGGTGGTAAATCTTCGGAAATCACATCAATGGTGCGGGCACTCAATAAATTTTCTGGTGTTGATGCAAATTCTATCCACGGAATATCTTCTGCTGTGAGAGATCTTGCATCTGGAATAGCAAGTGTTAAAGCTGTTGATACAAGCGGACTCACAAGCATGGTGTCGGCACTGTCAAAAATTGGTGGCAAGGCATCTACACAGGCGACAAAGAATCTGCCGGCTTTATCTGCGCAGTTACAAAACTTTGTACGCCAGATGAACAAGATAGGTGCATTGAATTTTGATATGACCAATATGAGCAACCTTGTAACAGCCATATCAAGGCTTGGAAGCGTTGCAAGCGGACGTGCAGTAACAAATATACCTTTGCTTGCTGACAACCTTAAATATCTGTTTGAGACACTCTCAAAAGCACCAAATGTAAGCGCAAATATTTTACAAATGACACAGGCACTTGGAAATCTTTCCAACAGGTCTGGTGGCGCAATTTCTGGGTTAAATAACAGCATCAGTAATCTTTCCGGTTCTTTCCTTGGATTTAAGACATCCACAGGAAAAGCATTGATCGGACTCAAGTCATTCACAAGACAGATTTTATCCTCTATGGGGATTTATCTTGGTCTGTACGGAGCGATCAGAGGAATAAAAAATGCAATCGACATATCATCGACATTAACAGAGGTTCAGAACGTTGTTGATGTTACTTTTGGTGACATGTCAAAAAAAGTCAATGAGTTTGCACAGGACTCTATACGTCAGTTTGGTATGTCAGAACTGACATTGAAACAGACGGCAAGCCGATTCCAAGCAATGGGAACAGCCATGGGAATTGACAGCAGTTTGATAAAGAAAGCCAATGAGTTTTTGAACAAACAGACAGATGGCTATATTGGTTTGTCTGATTCCATGGCTGATGTGTCTTTGAATTTAACAAAATTAACTGCTGATATGGCATCTCTGTATAACATAGATCAGGATGTTGTGTCGAAGGATTTAGCTGCAATATTTACCGGACAGACACGTCCATTAAGAGATTACGGTCTTGATCTTACACAGGCAACCCTTAAAGAGTGGGCGATGAAACAGGGATTAGATTCTGATATCGAGTCTATGTCACAGGCTGAAAAGACAATGCTCCGGTATCAGTACGTCCTTGCCAATACGCAGACAGCACAGGGAGACTTTGCGCGTACTGCTGATTCGTGGGCGAACCAGATCAGAATTTTAAAACAGTCGTTCGAACAGCTTGGCAGTGTTATTGGTGGAGCATTAATCAATGCTTTCAAACCATTCGTAAAAGCACTCAATTCCGTTTTACTGGTTGTTATCAGCTTTGTTACAAAGGTTACAAACGCTTTAGGCGCAATCTTCGGATGGAAATATGAGGATTCCGGTGCAGGTCTTGCGGATAGTTTTTCAGATGCGGCAGAAAGCGCAGATGATGTTGCGGACAGTACCGGACAGGCGGCAAAGAACATTGACAAGATGAATAAGGGTGTCCGTCAGTTTGATGAATTGAAACTGATTACCACAAATGATGGTTCTGGCAAAAAAGGTTCGGGCGGTTCCGGCGGCGGTGCATCCGGTGGAGCCAGCGGCGGTAAACTCGTCAAGACTGATACCATTTTCAAGAATTACGAAAGTGATATTAAAAATCTGAAACAACTTGGAAAATACATCAGTGATGCCTTATCAAAAGCTATGGAGTCTATCAACTGGGATAAGATTTATTCCAAGGCAAGAAACTTCGGCAAAGGCTTGGCAGGTTTCCTTAATGGTCTTATTAATCCGAGACTGTTCGGGAATGTCGGAAAAACGATTGCAGGGGCATTGAATACTACATTGGAGTTTTTAAATTCTTTTGGAACGAGATTTAACTGGAAGAATTTTGGAAATTCTATTGCAGCAGGGATTAATAAATTTTTCAAAACTTTCAAGTTTACTCTTTTGGCAAGAACATTGAATACATGGGCGAAAGGTTTGCTTGATGCAATGATTTCTGCTATTGATGGAGTGAATTGGTATAGGATTGGAAAGAAAATCGGAGAGTTCCTGTCTGATATAGATTGGCTTGGCATATGTGGAAAAATTGCGCAGGTAATTTGGAAAGCTATAAATGCTGGGCTAAGCACATGGTCTGGTATATTTTCTGCTGCACCAATAGAAGCAACCATTCTTGGAGTAATTGCAGCAATAAAAATATCAACCATTACGTTATCAGCATTAGACAATATTAAGACAAAGATTTTGGCAATAAAAGATACTCTTTTGAATTTTGCAGCTACTGTCGTTGCGCATCCTTATTTAGCAATAGCAGCGGCGATCGCAGCAATAGGGTTAGCTGTATATAATTTCCATAAAAGTTGGCAAAAAGAGATTGCAGATCAGTTTTTGGAGTTTGAGGAAGAAATAGGATCAAATAACCAGAAAATGGAAGATGCCGCACAAAATCTAAGAGATTTAGCTGACACTACAAAGGATTTAACATCTAAATCCGAAGCAAGTGCAGATCAGCTTCAACAGCTTGCAGATTCATATTTCGAACTTGCAGACAAGACGAGCTTAACAGCAGCAGATCAAGAAACATTAAAAACGAGAGCACAACAGCTTGTTGATATTTGTCCAGAATTAGCAAATCAGATTGATATGACTACTGGAAAATATACAGCACAAAAGGAAGAACTTCTAAAGACCATAGAAGCGCAGAAAGAATATTATAGAGTTGCAGGATATAAAGATGTTGTAGAGCAGTACAGTAAGGCACTTGCGGAAGCTAATGTCGAGTTGGAAGTATCAGAGCAGAACTACAAAAAAAATAAAACAGAGTTAGATAAACTCAATAAAATAATTTCTGATATAGGTGCAACAGAGGACTGGAATGATTGGTGGAAGCGAAATGCAGACGCTTTAAAAGCAAATGGCATAGAAGCAAAAAATGCAAGCGATGCACATGATGAACTTGTAAAGAAAATGGTTTTCTTAGAAGATGAACAGTCCAAAATAACAGAAACACAAAAGACGCTTAGAGATGAGGTTGAAAAAGCTACAACATCTTACAATACTGCAAATGATATGCTTGAACAACATACGCAGAAATACAATAAATTGTCTGATGCCGTAGATAAGATTAACTTTGGACAAATTGCATTGAACGCATCAAAAGCAATAGATGATCTTGGCGGAATATTTGTCAATGGTAAGCAGGTAATCGGAAAAGAAGCAGTAGAATTATATCAAACAATTATTGATTCCTATGGAACGACAGACCAAGATATGTATAACCTTGGGGAAAAAGGAATGGTACAATTTGGTGTTGGCGGAGTTGCAGGAACGAAAGAAGCAATACCAACATTGACCGCAGAACTAGAAAATGAAATAACAACATGGTATAACGACAGAGGATACAATGTAGCAATAGAAGGCGGAAAAGTAATTGTTAAAGGATTTTCGGATGGTGGTGTAGCCCAGTCTCAAAGTGCAGTCGATACAGTTACCGGAGAAATTACACGAAAAGGTAAATTAAAGGAACTCATGCTGTCCAATATGGGGGAAAGTTGGGCGAAAAATACAGTAGATGGATACAATGATGGTATCAGAGATAACTCAAGCAGTACTGGAGATGCTATGCTTGATTATATGAACAATAATATCAAGGCACCTTTTACAACAAACATGGGGATACATTCGCCATCCACGGTGTTTTCTGATTATGGAAAATATACGGTAGAGGGATTTAATAGTGGAGTATCTGGGAATCAGAATACAACGCACGGTGTTATTTCTAGCTGGGTATCAAATATTGGTTCTTGGTTTACAAATTTGATGGGGATACATTCGCCATCAAGAGTGTTTAAAGAATTTGCAGGATTTACGGTAGAAGGATTTAATAATGGTATTTCTGATGGATCTAAAAGTACATTTAAGGAGATAAAAAACTGGTCCGAGGGAATTAAGGACAGTTTTGGATTGACAGGGTTAAAAGCAGCGCCGGAAGTTGTATATAAGTACAATAGAAGCATAACTGACAACGTAAACGCATCTATAAAATACAATTCCGGTAGCATTGAAAGTACTATTGGAAAAGAAATGCAGATAGCAATGTCAAGCGCTATTGATTACGATAAACTGGGAGACGTCATTGTATCAAAACTTGAAAAAGCAGATATTACGGCGGTTCTTGATTCAGATAAAGCGTATCAAGGGACAGTAAAAAAATGGAGACAGGAAGCAAATAGAACGCAGAGAAATCCAGTTCCTATATTTTAATTGCAACTCTCTTTCGTTTGTGGTATGGTTTGTATAATATATTACAAATGGGAGGGAGTTCATGAAAAAGTGGGGAATAGTAATTTTGACAATAGCTGTGTTGGTATTAACTGGGTGTGGAAACGGATATGAGGAAGAAAAAATAGAGACGACAGAAACGGATGGAACTGTCGTGATTGAAAGAGAAACTGGAATAGAAAAGAATGTAAAAAGTATACCGTATGACAGCATGAATTATAATGATAGTACATTTGGAATAAAATCAGTAGATTTGTGTCAGATGGAATATAAAAATGGTTACATGCCGTATGTTATAGTTGAATTTGATATAAGCACACTTTCAGAAGAAGATATCTACTGGCTGTATGAAAATGATCAAAAAGATTTTGATATTTGTGTTTATATAGACAGCGAAAAGAATAGAATTGATTTTGAAAATATGGATACATTGTATCTTGGGAAAGATGATAGTAAAGTTATCTGTATATTTACTCTTTATGATTATTATAAATTTGACATGTCAGACATGGAAGTAACTGTTTGCGTGAATTTAAAGCAAAAAGATAAGTATACTTATAAAAACAAAGAAACTGGAGAAATATCGCAATTAAATAAAGAAAATGTTTATGATTGGTCGATAAATAGTAGTTATTCTGATATATCGGTTGATGTAATTAACGGAATACCAGTTGAATACATTTCATACATTGAAGATTATTTGAGAAAATTATAGAATTACGACGAATAATAGAGAGGTAAAAAGAGAAGCATATATTTTCTAATGACAAATACCGCCACTTGTGGTAGAATCATTTTATTACAAGTAGCGGGAGGGTAACACATGGCGTTGATTAAATGTCCTGAATGTGGAAAAGAAATTTCAGACAAAGCAGAAATGTGTATCAATTGCGGATTTCCGTTGAAACAACACGAAAACAATGAAATGTCTGCGGGGAAAAGTGAATTTTATAAATCATACGAACAAGAAAACGAAAATGATAGAGGGTGGGAACGCCCAAAAGAGCCAGAGATTACAGGTGTTGGAAAATTATTCTTAAGAAATTCTGTTGAAAGATCTCAAAACACGGGATTTAATGGTATATATAAATATACTTTATTCGGAGAAAAAAAAGAGGTTTACTGTCCAAGATGTGGGAGCGAAAATTGTTCTCATTATACGGAGCAGAAATTTGTACCAGGCAAAACAAAGACAAGATACACTGCAAATCTAAATCCATTTAAACCGTTTACTTTAGTAAATAAAAAGGAAAAGATTTTGAGAAAAGATCAAACATATGAAATAAATAAAATTATATGTAATGATTGTGGCTACACTTTCATATAAATTTGGATTTAATATGTGGAGAATTACGATGGAGAATAGGGAGTCTGAATCAGAACTAAATGAGTGCAAAAAGAAGTTGAATAAAGCACATCAAACGATAGAAGAATTGAAAATTAAGATGACGCAAGATAAAAAGAATTACAAATGGGAAATAAGAGAGTTAAATAAAGAAAAAGATGCATTAAAGGCGCACAATACTGATCTTTTTAATCGGGAGTCAAACGCGCTTATTCGTGCGGACGATTTGGAAAAAGAGAATATTGCATTGAAAAAAGAGAAAAAGAAATTGGAAATAAAAATAGAAAAACTGGAAAAAGAGAACGAAAACTTATTGAAGAAAAAGGATGAATGTACTAGGGATGCAGATTGGGAAAGGCTGGGGAAAGCGGGTATATAAGAGGAAGCGCAGAGATGCGCTTCTTTTTTTGAAAAATATTTCAAAAGGGTATTGACTTTTGTGTACTCATATATTAATATTTATGTGTACACAAAAGAAAGGAGATGAAACAGTGTCACCAAGAACAGGAAGACCGACAGATAATCCCAAAAATAACATTATAAAAGTAAGAGCAACAGAAGAAGATAGAGAAAAACTTCTATATTGCTGTGAAAAGACCGGAATGACGCAATATGATGTAGTAATGAAGGGGATTGATAAGGTCTATAACGAAATAAGAGCAACCGAAGCCCTAGACAAGTAACGGTTACTCTTACACTTACAGCCACCAAAAGCGGTTGATACATGGATTATACCGCTTTTTGGAATGGTTGTCAAACAGCAAACGAAAGGAAGGTAAAATCTATGAGAAGCATTGAAGAAATTGTAAGAACGATACTTAATAGTGACGCGCTGATGGAGAAAGTGAATCATGTTGTGGAAATCGAGAGGATGAAGTATAACCGTGGTTGGAGTACCGAAACGGACATTGATAATTTTTCCCCGATTGGTTTTCGCAAAGTGGTAACATCAGCCATGAATTTGCTCGGACTGCCGAACGAATCCGATGAGGTTGATATTGCCAGCGAAATTCTTAAGGACATTTTCAGAAATGAAATCATAAAAAAGGATGGAACTTATTTACCGAGCCAAATTGAGCAGTACAGATCGTTGCTTTCTCGGCTTGCAATCCAATGTGATAACGAAAAATTGTTGCGCGGCGTTGTAATATTTATGGCAGATTTGAATGATGAGGACGTAATAGATCACGACGGTATTTACCGCCTTGTAAAGAAAGGCGGTGCAAGATGAAAGAACAGCTGATAACGGAGATCCAGAGCATACAGGACGAAAAATTTTTGCAGTTTATTTTGAACACAATTATTTCATTTAAGCAGAAATGGGGGATTTGCTGATGAACAATATTCAGATTTTTAACAATCCTATTTTAGGGGATTTGAGAACGGTTATAGTAAACGGAAAAGAATACTTTTTTGGAGTAGATATAGCTTCGATGCTTATGTATAAAAGACCAAGAAAGGCGGTTTCGGATAATTGCAAGGGTGTCCTGGTCGAGGATAGCTTTAAAAATAATGGTGGATATGCAGAACCTCTTATTCCGGAAGGAGATATTTACCGATTGATTATTAAAGCTGGTCAACAGGGTAACAGTAAAGAAATAAAAGATAAAGCTGACAAATTGGAAAAATGGATATTTGATGAAGTTTTACCGAGCATCAGAAAGACTGGTACATACATGATGCCGCAAACCACGGACGGGAAGATTGCATTGCTTGCACAGGGGCACACGGAACTGAAAGCAGAGGTTGACGAAATCAAGGCGGATTTGGAAAGCCTTAAGATGGACTTACCGATACTTCCGGTGGAAGCCGACCGCATTACGGAAGCTGTCAGAAAGAAAGGCGTTTCAATCATGGGAGGAAAACAGTCGAGCGCATACAGCAATCGTGGATTACGCCAAAAGGTTTACAACAACCTGTATGCTAATCTGAAATACAACTTTGGGGTTCGGTCTTACAAGAGCATCAAGCGTAACCAGTGCGACAAGGCAGTGGAAGTGATAAATGCCTATCAGACGCCGTATTTTTTGCAGGAACAGATTGACGATGCCAATATGCAGCAGAGGTTGGAATTTGATTGACAGATTTTGGCATATGGTATAGAATACAAAATAATTAAAAATCACGCAGGTAAGACCTAAAGAATTAGGATGTCCTGCAAGCCTATGAGGAATAGGTGCGGATTCGTGGCCGCCAGAGATTGAAGAAATTCAGTCTTTGGCGGTCTTTTTATTTATTTCAAACTGCATAAGAAAAATAAAAAAATGAAATTTAAACCTGCCTGTCAAATGACAGTAGCGAAAGAAAGGTGGAAAAGAGTATGTATGAATTGGTGGAACTCAAAGGAAACGATGTTTTTACAAACAGCAAAGTGATTGCAGATGGAACAAATAACCAACATGAATCTGTTGTTGCTATTATCAGAAAATATGAGAAAGATATTTTAGACTTTGGCAATATTGATTTCTCCGATTTAAAATCGGGGAAAAGGGGGCAGCCTGAAAGAGTTTATTATTTGAATGAGGAACAAGCAACATTTGTTATAACTCTTTTGAGAAATTCAAAAATAGTTGTGAAGTTTAAGAAAGAGTTGGTTCGACAGTTTTATGCAATGCGCAGATTTATTCTTGAAAAGCAATCGAAACTATGGGGCGAAACAAGAATTGCTAATAAAGAAAATCGGCTGAAAGAAACTGATGTGATTAAACTTCTTGTAGACTATGCCAAAGAACAAGGAAGTACGCATTCAGATAAACTGTATGTGACATATACCAAGTTGGCAAAATCAGTAATTGGTGGAAATCGCGACAATATCACAGTTTCAGATCTCAATAATCTAACCCTTGTGGAAAGCATTATTTTGCAGACTATTAGAATTGATATGTCAATGGGTATGCACTACAAGGATATTTATAGGGATTGCAAAAATAGAATAGAACAATTTGCAGATATAACTTACCTGTCCGCTTAGCCCCGAAAATTTGGGGCTATTCCAGTATTTCGTCACGGGAAATTACAATTTTACTAAATATATAGCGTGCGACTCCTGTTAGGGTATGTTCCTAACGCACGTGAATTTAAAGGTTGAGCCTTGCGAAATGTAAGGCTCGGAAATTTAGGAGATAGAAAATATGGCATACACAGCTCTTATGACTAAAGATGAAATTGGATTTGAAAACAATACGAACACGATAACGACAGTTGAAATTGCAGAAATGATGGAAGTTCCGCACTATGAGATTTTAAAAAAATTGGAAGGGACAACAAATCCAGACGGAAGCACTAAACAGGCAGGAATTATACCAACATTAGGTAAAGGGAAAATTCCCGTTACCGATTATTTCATCAAATCAACGTATTTGACAGGGCAAAACAAGAAGATGCCGTGTTATGAAGTTACCAAGATTGGTTGTGATTTTCTTGCTAATAAGTTTACAGGAGAAAAAGGTATCCTATTCACAGCAAAATATGTAAAGCGTTTTAACGAAATGGAGAGGGGACAGGTCCCGAAAGATTTTCCATCGGCACTTCGGGCATATGCGGATGAAGTAGAGCGTAGGCAGATTGCAGAACAGGAGAATGAAAAGCTGCAGCAGGAACTTGACTATAGCAAAGACTGGTATTCTATTAAGCGTGTTGCAGCAATGAACGGTGTGGACTGGAAAACATTTAATTGGCGAAAACTCAAAGAAAAGAGCATTGAACTTGGATATGGCGTGAAAAAGATTTTTGATGCAAATTATGGAGAGGTAAATACCTACCATAGGAATGTTTGGGAAGCAGCATACCCGGAGTATGAAATTTAGGAGAAATTTTATGAACAAATTAGAGATCATGATTACGTATGGGAACACGGAAGTAATTCACACACCGGAGAAAATTGTGATTAAATCGCCCAATATCGAAGTAATTACAAAATAGATCAAGAAAAAGAAGTGACATCTATCAAATTGGTGGTAGGTGCTATTTTTATACCTATTTTCAGGAGAATAGCCATGAAAAAATATAAACCAATAGACTGGAGCAAGTGCCCGGAAAGTTGCACACCAATAGGAAATCCGAATAATTGCTTTGTGGCGGATATTCTGCCGGACGGAAAAACTGAAATCTTATTTTTAAGTGATGATAACGGTGTTCGTATTTGTAAATCTGAAAGAGTAACTTGATTGGAGGTGATCGTATGGCATACAGCGGATGGCTTTTAAAGATTGGAAATTACATAGTGCCAATGTCTTTTATGAAAGCGGAATCATATAGTCCATATGTTAATATGCAGGATTTAGATGATTATACGGATGCCAACGGTTATCTGCATAGAAATGCCGTGGAATTAAAGGCTTTAAAAGTGGAGTTTGAGACACGGGCAATGCTGACAAATAAGACTTTTAGTGAGGTTTTAAACAATATTCGAAGTCAGTTCACAAATGCGACAGGGAGAGCATGCTATATCACAGCGTATATCCCGGAATACGACGATTATGTGACGCAGTACGGCTATATGGCAGATTTTCAGCCTACGATATACGGAACATATGATGGAATAATTCATTACAATTCAGTTCGGCTTGCTTTCATAGGGGGTGTGTACGGTGGTTAATTATAAATATGGCGACTTGTTCAAAAAAGATACGGTCGATAAGCAATTATCCATCGTATCTGATGACGGAAAAATCAATATCACAAATACAGAGCTACACCAAGAAAAATTCGAATTGACCGAAAGTTTGTGTTCGGAACAGGAATTGACGTTTGGATCATGCGAAGCCGCCATGATTAAATTCACGGTGTCAAATACATTTTTGCCAATGAAGGGCAGATGGATGACGGTAAGAATGTCCCTTGATGGACATGCAGATATCCCGTTCCAGTTCGGACGATATAAGGTTGATTCTGATACGCCCACGGCAGACAGAACGTGCCGTGATGTGGTTGCATATGATGCCCTTTATGACATTTTAAATGCAGATGTGGCAGCATGGTATAACACTGTCTTTCCATCCCATAAAGAGCAGCAGAAAGATAAAGATGGAAAAACTACGACTGTTACAGTTTATGATCCGGTCACAATGAAGCAATTCCGGGACAGCTTTTTTAAGCACTTCGGGATTGAGCAGGCTGACATTATACTGGTTAATGACGGCATGTCTATTGAAAAAACAGTTGCAGTCACGCCATCCAGTGAGACAAGTTCTGATACAGAGGAATCGAGCACCATAGGCGAATCTATGAGCGGCAAGGAAGTGTTGTCCTGTATTTGTGAGCTCAATGGCTGTATGGGGCACATGGGGCGTGACGGGAAGTTTCATTATATTTATCTGGAACAGGAGATACAGGGATTATATCCAAGGAATGATCTTTATCCGGCGGATAATTTGTATCCAAGAGATCCGAAAAGCAACCGTATCGGGAAGGATTTATATATAACGGCTGAGTATGAAGATTTTCTTGTTAAAACAATCAATAAGTTACAGATCCGGGAGCAGAAGAATGATATCGGTGTGATTGTGGGTACCGGAGACAATGCCTATGTGATCGAGGATAATTTTCTTGTATATGGCAAAGGCACAAAAGAACTGAAAGGCATTGCAAAAAATATCCTTTCCAAGATCAGAGGGATTGTTTACCGCCCGTTTACAGCGGACTGCAAAGGAAATCCGTGTCTTGAGGTCGGGGATGCAGTGCGGCTGCCGACCAGATATGAACTGATTGAGTCCTATATTCTGAAAAGAACCCTGAAAGGTATACAGGCTTTGCGTGATGATTTGGAAGCGGATGGGGAAGAGTACCGGACAAACGGGGCGAACGGAATACAGAAAAGTATTTTAAAGCTCAAAGGCAAGAGCAATGTGTTGGAGCGAACCATTGAAAAGACACAGAGCACGATAACTGATGTTGAGAAGGGATTGCAGTCACAGATCACGCAGACCGCAACCGAAATTCGCACAGAAGTTAAAAATACAACGGATGGTTTATCATCGAGAATCACGCAAAATGCGAGCAGTATTACAGCAGAAGTAAAAAGAGCACAGGGGCAGGAAGTTGAACTTGCAGCAGCTATTAAAATTAATGAGGACAAGATTACAGCGGAAGTTACGAGAGCAAGCGAAGCAGAGGGCGATTTGTCCGGAAATATAGAGGTAACTGCAACTAAGATACGGTCAGAAGTCAGTGCTTCGTTGAAGGCATGGAATATTGATGGCTATGATATTAATTATTATGGTTTTGGAAAACCCCAAGATACTTACCCTGCATCATCCAAATATAATGGACGCAGTTTTTTAGATCAGGATAGTGGAAAATTGTATGGCTGCGATCCGGATGGCGGAATTAACAGCGGTAAATATAAATGGACATTGATAACCACGCTTAAGCAGCTTTCATCCAATATGTCTAGTGCGATTACGCAGACATCAAAGGGGATCGAAAGCAAAGTTACAAGAGACAGCGTCATTTCAGAAATCAACCAGTCAGCCGAGGGTATCAAAATTAAAGCAAAACTGCTTGAATTAAAAGGTTCTATGGAAATGACCGGGGGATATATGCATATTCAAGCGGAAGAGTCTGTAGAAAACCTTATTGAATTTAAACGCAGTGGAACACTTGTACAGATGGGAACGGATGGATTTCGAACAGTGGAAGGGACGCTTGAAAGTCCTGTTCATAAATGTACGGTTCAATATAATCAGGTTTCATTGCATAAAGGCGCAAACGATAATGACCACATGATGATCCATTTAGACGGAGATACCGGAGTAGGTGGATTCAGAGGTGGAGTAATTAATGGATCTGACAAAAGAATAAAAAACACAATTTTAGATTTAAGCAAAAAGCAATCATCTGAGTTTATTTATTCTTTAAGAGCAAAATCGTATCGTTATAATTTCGAAAAAGATGGGTTCCATCATGGATTTATTGCACAGGATGTTTTGAAAAAAGCGGAAAAAGGGTGGAATATTTGTCCAAAAACGTTTTCAGACAGCAATGGGAAAAAGTATTACGGACTGAAATATACGGAACTTATTGCAGATCTGGTAGCCACAGTGCAGTTACAGCATGAAGAGATAGAAAATCTGAAAGAAAAGGTGGAAAGTTTATGATTAACGCAGAAATCCGAGAGTTTGAGAATGACATTATTAATTATGTAAATGCCTGTGAAAGTATTCCGGTTGAGGTTAAATATCTGGTGTTTAAAGATATTTTGCATCAGATCGAATCAGAAGCAAATAGAAATGTGATTGCCGAACGGGAACAGATGGAGAAAGACATGGAAAAGGAGGGCAAGGAACATGAATAAAGCACACGTACCTATCAACTGGGAGAATTACCCAAGCGATGAGACTCCGTTGAACGAACGAAACCTCAACAAAATGGATAGTGCTATCGGCATTATTGACGACAATGTAGTTACCCTGGATGCGACAAAAGCAACCAAGACAGAGGTAGCAACTCTTGTTGCAGACGTGACCTTTGAGGAATCGACCGGAATCATTACGATCACAAAAAAGAACGGTTCTAAGATTACGATTGATACACAGATGGAGAAAATCGCAATCAACTTCGATTATAACCCGACTACACAGCAGATTATCCTGACTCTGATTGATGGCACGAAACAGTACATAGACCTGTCGGCACTGATTACACAGTATGAGTTCCTTGATTCTGATACGGTAGCTTTTTATATTGATAAGGATGGAAAAGTGTCTGCCATCGTCAAAGAGGGTAGCATCGAGGAAAAACACTTGGAGCCAAACTATCTTGCGAAAATCAAAGTGGAAGTGGCAAAGGCAGAGTCAAGCCAGCAGGCAGCGGCAAAGTCCGAAGCCAACGCCAAAGCAAGTGAGAATGCTGCAAAAGCCAGTGAAACAGCGGCAAAAACATCCGAAACCAATGCCAAAGCGTCAGAGAAAGCGGCAGCGAAGTCAGCTACGGCGGCAGAGGCATCCGAAAGCAACGCAAAAGTCAGTGAGACATCCGCCAGTGAATCATCCGCCACAGCCACGGAGAAAGCATCATCCGCCAGTCAGTCAGCTGATACAGCAGCCGAAAAAGCAGATATTGCAACTCAAAAGGCTGCGGAGATCATCGGTAAGGCGGAATCTGCAGAAGAAAGTGCAACCAAGGCACAGAGTTATGCTGTTGGTGGTACAGGAAGCAGAGAGGGCGAGGATTCTGACAATGCCAAGTATTACTATCAGCAGGCAAAAGATGTATCAGAAGGACTTAAAGGTGGATTGCAGCCACACGGAACAGTTGCATTTGCAGATCTTCCGGCACTTGCGGATGTTAGCACAGGGTGGATGTTCAATATTTCAGACGAATTTACAACCACGGATGATTTTAAAGAGGGAGCCGGGAATGTAATTCCGGCAGGTGCCAATATTTATAAAACATCAGATGAAAAGTGGGACGTGCTGGCCGGAACTCCAGTTACCGGAATCAAAGGTGTAAATGAAGATTCTTTCCGTCGTGGAAATGTAGTGCTTACGGCAAAAGATGTTGGCGCAGTGTCAACCGGGGGAGATACAGCAGAGAATACAGCAACTTTTACGAGTAGTGATGTGGCAAACGGATCAGCGTCAGCGTGGACGACTGTATCAAAATTATCAAGCGGCGAAAAACACTCTTCAATTTTTGCAAAGGTGTCACAGATGTTCAAGAATGTGCGGTATCTCTATAAAATGCTTGGAACGACAGACATTTCTAAGATTGGGAATGGTACTTGTACCGGGGCGATATCATCGTTAAACAGCGGTTTAGCAAATAAGTATTTTATTAAAATAATGAAAAGCGACTGGTCTGGAATTATGGGTTCGCTTATGCCAATGTTTAATATTAATAATGATAATATGATAGATCTCATTGCACACAACGAGCAGAATGATACTTATCCTGGCGTACGAGTTGCCCGTGCTAGTGCAGATTATGATGGTAATAACATTCCAGACACATATTTAAAAAAGTCAGATGCCAAAAATAATGTATCTGCCTTATCCAATACTGCAACAAATTATAATGACCAAACTCCTGTCGTGCAGTATTTCACTGTCCCGGATGATGGGTATTATCTTATTACAGGTCTTGTCACTTTCAGTTCAAACGCAAATGGGTTTCGTGAAGTTTTTATAACAAATACAACATCTAACTATGTCATGGGACGAGTCAGAGTTCCTGCGGTATCCGGCGGTGCATCAACTTTACAGGTAACGAGTGGTGGCACTTTCGGACCGGGACAGACTGGTACACTCAGTACTTATCAGAACTCAGGTTCAAATCTTAATGTGCAGGAATGGTTAAATATGGTAAAGATCGCACCTAAGCTGTAAAAAAACTGCATTAAAAATTAAATATAATAAAATCAAGAGCCTAAGAGCCGATTACATGACCATGTGTTGTGTAGCCGGCTCTTTTGCATAAAGCCTACGGGCAGAAAGGAAAATTATTCACTTAAAATTCATCACAGATAACTGGCAGATGCATAATTTTCAACCAGTAATTAATTTTTTAACAAAATTTAAACTAATCAATCGACATTCTGTGACAATAAGAAATTTACCTGTCGAAACTTGCGACCGAAATGGTTTGAATAATGGTGGAAAAATTTGTAAAATAAAATTGTCCGATAAGGGCACTTCAAGTTCTGGCTGAGGGGCGGGATAAGGCGTTTTCTTGTCCCTCAACTACAAACGAGTTTGTAATTTGTAGCAATTTGTCAAATGGGGTTGACGGTATCGAACATAAGTTCTATAATTTGTTTATCGCTATCAGAAGTGCGGAATGATTGGAGGAAATCAATATGGGGGAAAACGAAGTAAATGAGAACTACAAAAAAGAGCTAATAAAAAAAATATCTGAAATTGACGATACTTGGATTTTAAGTCAAATACTAAAGGCAGTAATAAATATAACAAAAGAGGGCAATTAGCCCTCTTTTGTTATTTCTAATACAATTTTTTCTAGGCATTCCCAATCTCTTTCATCGAGCTTTGCCAATGCTTCTATAAAGCGTTTCTTAAATTTTTTGTCTGGCAAATCCATCACTTTATTTGCAAAATCAAAAACTTCTTGATTTTTTGTTCTGGATTTTTCCATATTTCCTTTTCCGGTTCGAACCCATTCTTCATTTACCGAATACAAAGAGCAAAGAACCTTTAAGGACTGGTCTGATAAATTTCTTTGACCATTTTCTATTAAAGAAATGTAATTTCTTGATAATCCAAGTTCCTTGCCAAATTCTTCTTGGCTTTTCCCTAGTTTTTCACGTAAAAATTTTATACGTTCTTTCATTTTATCAAGCACCTCCTTCCTGCAAAAAATAATATATCACTAATTGCTAACAATGTCAACAAAAAGGTATTGACATTGATTACATTGTATGATATTGTATGCTTACAAAGTCAACAAGAAAGGAAGTGAACCAAATGAGCGAAAAGGAAAAAGACCTAATTGTTAGGATTTCAAAAGCAATTCCAAAACTTGATAAAGAGAAACAGAGCTACGTTCTCGGAGTCGCAGAGGGAATGATTTTAGCTAACGAACAGGCTTGCCCTAAAAATAATGAGAAAGGAGAAATGCAGTGAGAATTTTAAAAGAAATGCTCAACACGTTAAAGAGTATTGACGGTACACTAAAACGCATTGAGCAGTCCGTTTCAGAGGAGAAACAGCATGAAGTGATAAAAGAAGCTGTTTCTCATGCAATGGTTGGAGAAAGGTACGAACCTACTCCGAAAGATTTTTGACAGCAAAATCGTATGCCGCTTTTAAATACAGAACTTCTTCGGATGACATTTCTGTATTTCCGCAAAGTGGAGCTTCGCGTTTGTCAATTTCATATTCTGAAAGTTTTGAACTGGCATATGTGACAGCTAAGTCATGAATTGTCTTTTCAATCATTGTAGCACCTCCCTTATTTGATGATAAGGGAATTATAACACGGAAAGGAGTTGGAGGAAACGGAAGAGTTAAAACAAGCAAAAATGCAGACGCCGATTGAGATTGCACTTGGTGTCGATGAAAATGGAATGACCACCGCAAAGAAGTTGTATGAGTTCTTGGAAATGGATAAAAGCCATTATTCCAGATGGGCGAAAGCGAATATTGTAGACAATGAATTTGCTACTGAAAATGAGGATTATTTTTACTCGCCATCAATGGCGAATGAAAGTAGCAGAGGAAATTTTGCTGATGATTACAAACTCACAGCACATTTCGCAAAGAAACTTTCCATGAAAGGAAACGGAGAGAAAGCAGAAGAAGCGCGTGAGTATTTTACGCATTTGGAAGAGCGCATGAAACAGAAGGTAATTGACCTCAACCAATTATCACCGGAGTTGCAGATGTTCCAGAAGATTTTCAATTCTGTAGCAGAACAGCAGTTAGAACAGAAACGGCAGGCGGAACAACTGAACCATGTGGAACAGAGAGTTGAGAGTATTCGGGAAGTGGTTGCACTTGATACAACATCATGGCGTGATGATACTGGAAATATTTTAAGAAAAATCAGCATGGAACTTGGTGGCGGACAGGCATACAGCCAAGTAAGAGCCGAAAGCTACGAACTGTTGTCAAAGCGAATGGGTGTAAATCTGAAACAGCGGCTGACTAATAAGCGCAGGCGCATGGCTGACGAGGGTATCTGTAAATCAACCAGAGACAAATTATCCTATGTGGATATTATTGCAGAGGATAAGAAGTTGATCGAGGGATATACAGCTATTGTGAAGGAAATGGCAATCAGATACGGAGTTGGAAAGGATTAACAGGAGGTATTCATGGATAGACAAATGAACATTGCTTTAAGAAAGACATTAGATCAGATCGGCGTAAAACATAGCCTTAAGGGTTACGGTTACATAATAAGTGCGGTTGAGAAATGTCTTGAAAACAGAAGTAAACTTATCAGCATTATTAAAGGACTCTATACTGAAATCGCAGAAGAAAACAGCGATACAGTCTGGAGAGTAGAAAGATCAATCCGGCACGCAATTGAAGTTACATGGACAAATGGCAATACAAATGCAATCAACAAAATTTTTGGTTACACGGTTTCAGTGGAAAAAGGAAAGCCGACAAATTCAGAGTTTATCGCATTAATAACAGATTTTGTTTCCTTGTATGGTGATGAGATTGCCAATGGTTCCTATAAGTGGTAGGAGTGATGTGTCTATGAAGAAGTTTGCAAAGGTAATTGAAATGATCGGCACCGTTGTTTTTCTGTTTTGCATCTGCATTGATGCAACGGAGTATCCGGTCACTGCTATACCTGTATTGATTGGATTACTTCTTATTTATATAGGAACAAAAATAGATGGGGAGTGGCAGGAGTATACAGAAGAGATTGTAGATTACGATTACAGAAGTGAGTCTGATGACGATGACGGTATTACCTATATCACATTTGACACTGATTACAGCAAAGAAAAGGAATCATCCGAACCGACCAAAGCTGAATGATTCCCAATCAAAGCAATAGCATAAGCTATTTGCGCCTATTTTAGCATAAGAAAAGGAGAAATTCAAATATGAGAGCAGAAAACAATAAAGTGGAATTTACAGGAACGATTATCACAGAGCCGGAATTTAACCATGAGGTGTTTGGAGAGGGATTTTATAATATGCACCTCAAAGTGGATAGATTAAGTGGGACGGCTGATATTATCCCATTAATTATTTCAGAGAGATTAATCAATCTGAATGATAAATACACGGGCACTGCCGTTAATGTTTCCGGTGTGTATAGTTCTTATAACAAACATGAGGAAAAGAGAAATCGTCTGTTATTATATGTATTCGTCTGTGAAATTGAAAAAGCGAATACGGGAGAGCATACAGATTTGAACAAAATCCAGCTTGACGGATATGTATGCAAAGAACCGATTTACAGGAAAACTCCGCTTGGAAGAGAAATTGCAGATTTATTAATCGCAGTCAATCGTTCCTACGGAAAATCAGATTATATCCCATGTGTTGTTTGGGGTAGAAATGCAAGATTTGTTGGTCAGTTGGAAGTAGGAACTCATATTGAGATCAATGGACGCATTCAGAGCCGCGGATATATTAAGAAATATGAAGATGGAACAGAAGAACAGAGAACAGCATACGAGGTGTCTGTAAGCAAAATCAATGTATTAGAGGAGGAAAATTAAGATGGCAGAAAATACCGTTACAATTTCCGTTGAAGAATATGCAGATCTGGTTGCATGCAGGACGAAAGTTCATACAGCATGTGCCATTATTGCAAATGAGCACCAAAGAGACATTGAGCTGATGGGGAAAAAGGGAACAACTATTAATTCAAAAATTATAGAGTCAGCTCTTGGATATATTGACGATGAAGCATGCTTTGAAGAGGCACTTAAAAAATATAAAGAGTGGAAGGAGAAGGAAAATGAAACTGAAAATTAGATCATTACATATGGAGAATTTCAAGGGAATTAAGAGCCTTGATGTGAATTTCTCTAATAAGACAAGTATTAAAGGACAGAACGCCGCAGGAAAGACAACAATCTTCGATGCGTTTACATGGCTGCTTTTCAATAAAAACAGTGCCGGAGAGGAAAAGTTTAATGTTCGACCATTAGATAAGGACGGAAACCGCATTGATAATGTAGAAATTAAGGTTGTGGGAGTTATTGACGTTGATGGGAAAGAAGTGGAACTTTCAAAGGTTCAGAAGCAGAATTGGGTTAAGAAACGTGGTACTGATACTGTTGCATTGCAGGGAAATGTCAATTCATTTGAGATTGACGGTTATCCAAAAAGTGAAGCTGATTTCAAAGAATATATTTCCAGTCTGGCACAGAGCGAGGATATGTTCAAGATGCTGGCCAATCCGCAGTATTTCTCTTCCATGAAATGGAAAGAGCAGCGGGATATTCTGATGCGCCTTGTAACGGATGTATCGGATGTTGAACTGGCGCAGACAGATGCTAAGTATGCCCAATTACTCGGCGAGTTGGAGAAAGCACCGTCCACGGATGATATTCGTGCAAAATTTCAGAAAGCTCTTACAGAGTGGAAAAAGAAACAGTCAGAGATTCCGGTACGTATTGATGAAGCCGAGAAATCCAAGGTTGATGTTGACGTGGCAGAGCAGGAACTTGCAAAGGTAGATCTGGTAAGAAGAATCGCTGAATGTGACAAGAAAATGGAGAATGCCGGTAGCACGTTAGGCGATTTGAGAAGCAAGGAAATGCAGTTGCAATTTGATATGTCCGGCATTATGCAGGTCATGAATGACGAACTTTCCGCAAAACGTAGAGGTCTTGACAGTGCCAAGGATGATGCAACACGAGAGTTCAATGACTTACATAATCAGATTCAGTCTGCGGAAAATCAGATCAAGGCAAATGAGAAGACAATTTCCGATACAGATGCAGAGCGGAAAAATCTTGGTGTTGAATACAATGCAGAATTTTCCAAGGCATTTGATGAAATGCCATATCTCTTTGACGAATCCAAGTGGAAATTTGATGAATCTAAAACGGTTTGTTCCTTATGTGGTCAGAAGTTGCCGCAGGATAAGATTGAGTCTCTTAAGGCTGATTTTGAGCAGAAAAAGGCAGATGCCAAGGCACGTGCCACCAAGCAGTTAGAGGATGCACGCAAAGCATTTGATGATGCAAAGGGCGCAAAACTTAAAGGTCTGATTGACAAGGGCAACGCTTGCAAGGCTGATATTGAGCGATTGACAAAGGAAAACGCCAAGTTGCAGGAAGACATTGTGGCACTCAAAGAGCAGGAATCCAAGGCACTTGCAAAGCAGAATGATTATGCAAAGCAGTTATCCGAGATCCCGGCAGAAGCTGATTATTCGCAGAATGAAGAGTATGTGAAGCTGAAAACAGAGCATGACAAGATTCTTGCTGATATTGCAAAGGTTGAATCCGAGGGCGCAGACAAGGTTGTTACTGATTTAAAAGCCGAGAAAGCCGATCTGCAGAGTCAGCTTGAAGAGGTGAACAAGGTTATTGCGCAGGCGGCTAACAATGTGGCGATTGATGATCGTATCGAAACGCTTCGTGACGAGCAGAAAGAAATCGGGCAGAAAGTTGCCGATCAGGAACAGATGCTTTATCTCTTGGAAGAGTTCATTCGTTTCAAGCTGGATAAGGTTTCAGAATCTATTAACAGCCATTTCAAGACGGTTAATTTCAAACTCTTTGAAATGCAGTTAAATGGCGGTATGAAAGATTGTTGTGAGTGTACCGTAAACGGCGTACCGTATTCAACTTTGAACAGTGGTCACAGAATCGTAGCCGGACTTGATATTATCCGTTCTCTTAGCGAGTTATACGGTGTGAGCGTACCGATTTTCGTAGATAACGCCGAATCGCTGAATGAATTTAATGTGCCGGATATGGATGCACAGTTAATTCTTTTGAGTGTTTCCGAGGATAAACAGTTGAAAGTGGAGGGTGTGTAAATGAAAGAAGAACTATTGAAAATAGCATCGGAAAGTTTATCTTCGGATGAAGTAAGTGAAATTGTCAAAGAAAAATTTATGAATGCATTGGGAGGAGCAATCGAAGATGCTTTTCGCTGGGGAGATGCAAAGCATGCCATTGAGAAAAAGGTAAAAGAAGTAATGGTTCCATACATTGAGAGTTATGATTTTTCAGAGTACCTTCCTAAACTTGATTCTGTTTTAACAGAGATTGTTAATTCGGATTTCTGTATTGGAAATAAAAAGATTTTGGAGAATTTTAAAGACCTTATGATGGAGCCGGAGCAGAAAGAAATCAAACTTACGGATTTGTTCAAGGCATGGATTAAACAATGTGAAAGGGATATTGACACAGAAGATTTAGACATTGATTACGATGATGGCGTTTCTTATCAATCCGTGGAATGTGAAATGCGGTTTGAGCTGGAAGATAAGCCATCATGGAGCAGTGTGCAAAGAGCAGTTATCACATTTGAAAATGAGCATGATGAAAAACTGAATGTTGAAATTCCTGTGTCAAAGTGGATATGGGATAACGGAAAAGAAGAACCATATACACTTTCTTCCTATAAGGATTTGACGATTTCGTCACTTAGAAACTTGAGTGAATTTGAGGTGCTACTCTTGAGATTATCCAGAGCTAAAACGGCTATCGTTATTGATAAGGAATATGATGACAGTTATATTCGACCGGAAAAAGAACCGGAAGCGGATTTTCATTAAGAAAGCTAGGATGTAGAATGTCTAGAGTTGGAATAAGCAACAACGTCACACAACCGGATGCGCGGTGTATGTCATGCAAGCGTTGGAAGAGTGCAAGTAAGAGAGGATTCTTTGATTTTGCGGAATACGGGCATTGTTCTCTTCCGTATTGTGAGAGAGATGCAAGAAATAAAGGAAAGAGAGGAAAAATAAATGGCTAATATGATGAGTTTGAACATTAGTGATGAAGTCATTAAAGCGGCAGTTAGAGAAGAAGTAAGTGCAGGAATTGTAAAAGCATTGGGAAATCCGGAAATTGTAGTTCGTGATGCTATTCATGAGATGACAGATAGGTATGTGGACAGCACGGGCGAGTTCGTGAAAAAGGATTCTTGGCGTGCGATGCCATACTTTGATTGGCTTGCAAAAAATACTATTGAAAAAACAGTAAAAGAAGAAATTGAAAAGTATATCAATGAAAACAGAGAGGAATTTGCAAAAGAAATCAGAAAACAGTTGCAGAGTACAAATTTTAAAGAAAGCATTGCAGCATCATTTTTGAAATCGCTTTCTGATATTGCAGAATCCTCTTGGAATATGCCAATAAATGTTTCCTTTGAGCAACCGGAAGACTAATTTTTGGAGGTATCAGAATGAACTACATCAAAGCAAAGTATACAATACCAGGTCGTAGCTACACATTTAAGACCGAGGATTCTGTAAAAGCCGGAGATACCGTTGTAAATGCCAAAGGTGCAAAGCTAACAGTTACAGATGAAACCGTGGATATGAAGTGGGTGGAAACCTACGGCGCTGATAAGGTGGAAGTTGTGAAGAAATATGAAGAACAGGAAAGCGGTGGTGACGATGAGAGTTAATCCATGTAGATATTGTGCATTGTCTATAAACCTTAACGGAAAGCATTGTTCAAGGTATTCTTCCGAAGAGTGCGCAAAATGTGAGAACATTCAAAAACACAGGGAATACCTTTTAAGTCAGCGAAAATTCGCAGAGGGTGAGCAGATTACAAGCATTGAGGAACTTTTGAAACAGGAATGGGTAATGTGGTATCACAGTACAAAGCACATAGAGGTTTTCAAGAATATGCAACTCAATCTTGTTTTGAAATTTCTTAAAAATGGAGCATTTAAAAAAGCAATAAGGAAAGAAAGCGAGGAAAAATAATTATGGCAGAGAACACAGCAGTAGCAAAGACAGAGGAAAAGGCAGAGGTTGCACACAGCAACAACAAGGTTACAGACTATAGCCTTGGAATTTTTGGAACATCAGATAATTTCATTATGGCTATGCAGATGGCAAAGGCGTTGGCGAGTTCAACTATCGTTCCGGCAACATTCCAGAAGAACGATGCAAACTGTCTGATTGCTATTGAGCAGGCGCAGAGACTGCGAGTAAGCCCACTGATGGTTATGCAGAATCTGTATGTGATTCAGGGTAGACCGTCTTGGAGTTCAAAGTTTCTGATTGCGGCAATCAATAATTCCGGTAAATTCGACATGGAATTACAGTTTGAGGAAACTAGAGATAAAGATGGCAAGCCTTATTCGTGCCTTGCTTGGACTACGAAAAATGGTCGTAGAGTTGAGGGAATGACCGTGGACATGGAAATGGCTAAAGCCGAGGGATGGCTTAGTAAGAACGGTAGTAAGTGGAAAACCATGCCACAGTTAATGCTTCGTTACAGAGCCGCATCTTTCTTCTCCAGTCTGAATTGCCCGGAGCTGACAATGGGATTATATACGAAAGAGGAAATGCAGGACAACGATTTCAAGGAATATCCGATGGAAGATTTGCAGGAACAGGTCAAGCGTGATATTTCCGAAAATGCCAATTCAGAGCCATTTGTTGTAGCTGAATCCGAAGCTATTGAGACCGGGAGCGAAGTAGTTGAACCAGAGCCGGAGAAAGTAGCCGGAGAAGTCGTTGAGAATGACGAGAACGTACCGGACTTTATGAAAGATTAGGAGGTTGCCATGAGAGTTATATCACAGGACGGCACATTGGATTTTCCGTACGAAAATAGCATTGTTTTTATTGATACAAGGGCGAAAGAAGCAACATTTGTCCGGATGCAGGCAATCGGAGACAATGAGACTTCAATAACAGCTAAATATTCCACGAAAGAAAAGGCAAAGAAAGCCATGGAAATGCTTAGAGAAGAATATCAAAAATATGCAAGCCAGAATTACATGAAAGTATTTCAGTTCCCGGCAGAGGAAGAATTGGAGTAGCCTATGGAAGTTATATCAGTCTTAGAATCCGTGCAGAAAGGCATGAAAGATAACACTTACAATTTCTGCAAAGATGGAAAATGTAGCCAATGCGGTAACTGCTGTTCCAACCTTTTGCCAATGAGCAGAAAGGAAGTAGATGCAATTCACAGATATATCCGTAAGAACCATATCAAAGAGTGTAGGCACCTGCTTCCTACTGTGAATCGACCATATGATATGACATGTCCTTTTCTTGATACGGACAAGAGTTGCGAGAAATGCAGAATCTATCCGGTTCGACCAGAAATTTGCAAGCAATTTATCTGTGACAATGAGCAGAGGGCAAAGCATAATCGGGCATTGTTGGGACAGACAAGACAGATTATTGATGTGAGGAGTGAGTTTTATCACAGAAATGGAAAATAGGCAGAAAGAAAAAATTACAAAAAGCCGAGAACGCGTCAAAAAGTTTGGAGAAGTTTATACGCCGGGCTGGATGGTACAAAAGATGTGCAATATGTTGGAAGATGAAAATGGTGGTGCAGAGTGTTGGAGAGGAACAGTGTTGGAGCCTGCGTGTGGTACTGGAAATTTCCTTGTGGAAATCTTGAAACGGAAACTGTCAATAGGAATGACTGAAACGGAAGCTGCAGAGACATTATTCGGCATTGATATTCTGGCAGACAACATAGAAGAGAGCATACAGAGACTTACGGATCTTGCACCGACAGCAGAAAGTATATTCAGAAAGAACATTGTTCAGGGCAACTTTTTAAAACCGGAAGGAATATGGTTTTTGGAGGATGCCGAATGAGAGAAAAAGCGGAAGACCCTTATGTATCTCTTGGTATATGCTCCAGATGTCACAAAGGCATATTGGGAACGCAGTACAAAATGTGCGCTGAGTGCCGGGAGAAGAAAGCGAAGGTAGAAGCTAAGAGACTTGCAAGGGAAACACCGGAACAGGCAGAAGCACGGAAAGAAAGAGTCCGTACCAGATATTACATGAATAAGTCCAGTGGAATATGCGTGAAGTGTGGAAAACGTAATGCAGTATGCGGAACTGTTTTATGCAACAGGTGTTTGGCAAAGAGGCGTTCGTGCGAGAAGTCCACAAGCCAAAGGGAGTACCGGGAGGATAAAGGATTGTGCATAATCTGTGGTAGACCGGCGGTATCTGGAAGAAAGCATTGTGAGGAACATTTAAAGATGCTACGGAAAACAGTTGCAAATGCGGCAAGCCATATAGACTACACGAAACATCCTTGGATAATCGATAATAAACACATATTTGAAAATTGAGGTGAAAGAGGTATGAAACTTAAAACATTAGGTTCTGGTTCATCCGGTAATTGCTACATGCTGGAGAATGACAAGGAAGCTTTGATAATCGAAGCCGGGTTGCCTTTTATGGAAGTCAAGAAAGCACTGGATTTCAATGTGATGAAAATTAAGGCTGTGATTACTACCCATTTCCATATTGACCATAGTCTTTATAGCTTACAATATGTGCAAGCTGGCATTCCTGTTTTTGAACCATGCAGACCGCCGATAAAATATTCTGAAATGCGTTTTAGAAAAGGAAATTTTGACATAAGGGCATTTGAAAACCGTGATAAATCTGGAAGATGGCTACATAACAACGGAGACGGTTCAGAGTGCCCGTGCGTTGGGTTTTACATTACGCATCCAGAGATGGGAAGCCTTGTGTATGCAACAGACACGGAATACGTCAGATGGAGATTTAATGGTGTTAATCACATCATGGTGGAAGCCAACTATGATATGCAGTTTGTGAACCGAGAAGAGCCAAATTACGAACACAGATTAAGAGGGCATATGAGCTTACCAACGGCACTTGACTTTATTTCTACTAACGATAATCCGGCATTGCGAAATGTCGTTCTAATACACTTATCAGATAAAAGCGGAGATCCCGCACTATTCAAACAAAGGACAGAAGAAACAGTTAAATATGGAGCAAATGTTTATATTGCAGAAAAAGGATTAGAGGTTGATATGAACCTTTGCCCGTTTTGATAGGTTGAAACACCAATGTGAAAGCATAAAAGAAACCAGTTTATGCGGTATCTGACTTTGGTATGGAATTTAATATATCACAAAACTAAATTGAAAGCCATGAGATACCTTTGGCGGTTGCTAAAAGTGACCGCCAGAAAGGAGAATACGTGTTAATAATTGAGGATAAAGGACAGAAAGAGGGCTTACATATCCTTAAGAATAGATATTTTAAAAGCCACGATATGGAAGTCTTGCGTGCACCATTGCCGGTTGGAGATTACATAATTGCCACAGACAAGGTAGCGGATGTTATCCGTAGAAAATCAGATAGAAAAATGGAACTTAAAAAGATGGATTTTCTTGGCACATATGATGTTTCCGTTGACACGAAAAAAGACATGCAGGAAATTGCTGGGAACATCTGTGGAAGAGCACATCCGAGATTCCGTGACGAGTGTATTTTGGCGCAGAACAACGGAATTAAGTTATATGTGCTTATTGAAAATACAGACAAGGTGTATTCCGTCAATGATGTATTTACATGGCATAATCCTCGAGTGGACCGGTATAACAATATTGCATATATGCACACACTTGGAAAATTGCTGAATGTATCGCTACCGAAAACAAAGCCGACATCTGGCAAGGTATTGGCAAAAGCTATGTTGACAATGCAACTTAAGTATGGCGTTGAGTTCGTATTTTGTCGCCCGGAAGATGCTGGGGCAAAGGTTATTGAATTGCTTGGAGGTAGTGAAAATGGCGGAGAATAAGCGGTATTACTGGCTTAAACTGATGGATGATTTCTTTGATAGCAAACGAATCAAAAAACTCCGAAAGATGGCTGGTGGCGATACATATACGATCATCTATCTTAAGATGCAGTTGTTGTCGTTGAAAAAAGGTGGCTATCTGGAATATTCCGGATTGGAAGATGAATTTTACAAAGAGATCGCCCTTGATATTGACGAGGACGAAATCAATGTTCAAGTAACGATTCAGTATCTTCTTTCCTGCGGATTGCTTGAAACATCAGATTCCATTGAGTACAAGTTGCCATTTGTGCAAGATAACCTAGGAAGTGAGACTGCAAGTACAAGAAGAAGTCGTAAATCTAGGGAAAATGCACAAAAAGCGTTGCAATGCAACAGTGGAGCAACGGAGTGCAACATTTTGCAACAAAATTGCAATGTAGAGATAGATATAGAGAAAGATATAGATACAGATATAGAGAAAGAGAAAGAAAATACAAAAGAAAGCGTGCCTGCATCTGATTTGGACTTTGACGCGGAATGGGGATGGGAATACACGATCAATGCATATCCAAAGAAAACGTCGTTAACGTCTGCCAAGGTAGCATGGATGGACAAGCTTTTAGAAGTTATCGAGCCGAACAGGAAAGCCGTTGCAAAGCTGATATATGAGGCTACAGTGGCATATGTTACTGACTATATAGAGAAGAATCCGGATGATACGAATTATCGCTACATACCAAAATACGGAGACTGGCTGAAAGAGGATTGCGATTACTGGATTCGTCAAGTTGAGAAACGAAAGCGAGGTGAGAGCAGTTGACGGAAGCAGAAATTGGAGTGATCGGATGTGTATTGATTGACAATGATTCCATGTACAAGGTTTATAACAAATTGAAGCCGGAAATGTTCAGCTCTGAATTTTGCCAAGATGCTTTTGCTGAAATGCTTGCCATGTATGATCGTGGAGAAAACATTAATGTCGTTTCACTGTCTCAGTCACTTGAAAACCACAAATGGGAGCCGGAAATAATTGCAAGCGAATTGAAAGAATGCATATCTGTTACCCCAGTCTCAACGGCAATAAAAAGTTATGCGGATGCAGTCATTAAGGATTGGCGGGTAAGGGAAACAAAAAGCCTTTTCCAGAGAGTGAGCCTTAGACCATGTGATATTGATAATTCGATCGCGGAAGTTCTTACAAGGCTTGAAGAAATCCAAGTTAATCAGTTGAAGAAATCTAAGTTGATGAAGCAAATCGTATCAGAGAACAAAGATAAATACTTCAATGATGATGTTGGAGAGGACAGGGTAAAGACAGGATTTTACCATCTTGACGATTGCCTTGGCGGTCTTGAAGGCGGAGACATTACAGTTGTTGCTGCGAGACCGGGAGTTGGTAAGTCTGCTATTGTGGCACAAATAATCGAGAATATGGCAAGAAAAGGCTATAACACTTGTTACTACAACATGGAGATGAACAACAGTCAGATTTATGAAAGGTTTGTTTCAAGAATGTCAAAGATTGGTCTGACAAGAGTTCGCAGGGCAAAGGCTTTTCTTGGTGGAGAGAAAGAAGCCTTTGACAAGGCAAATGATGAGCTTGAAAAATATCCGATCACAATTGACGATCAGACAAATGTTATTGAGGAAATGAGAACGCAATGCAGGCATCAAAGATATGACGTGATCGTAGTTGACTATCTGCAATTGGTACGGTGTAACCGGAAGTTCAATAATCGTGCATCCGAAGTCGGGGAAGTTTCGAAGCAATTCAAAGCACTTGCGAGAGAGCTTCACGTTCCGATCATCCTATTGTCACAGCTTAACCGAGTATCGGAAATGAATGTAACGAAAGAGCCTACAATGTCCGAATTAAGAGAATCCGGAGATATTGAGCAGGATGCTTCCAATATTATTCTTATGTGGAATTTGGATGAAGACAGAAAATTTAAAGGCTTGAAAGTTGAAAAGAATCGACAGGGTACACCGTTTAGAGAAGTTGTTCAGTTTGAAGGTGATCGTATGGAATTTATCGAGCGAACCGAAACCATTGAACAGATTCAAGCACGGATGCGACAGAAAGACGGTTTCCGAGAAGTATGTGGCAGCACACCATTTGATTAAAAGGTGAATGATTATGGCAAGTAAGAAATTTGAAAAAGGTTCCGAAGAATGGCAGTTTTTTAATGACTATTATAAATTCCGGCAGCAGTTTTATGAAGCTGATAACGAAGATGAGTGGTTCCAAGGAATGATGGAAGCAGGGGAAATGCTAATTAAAAAATATGCACGGACAAATATATCAAAATATGTTCAAAGTCTTGTATTTAGCCATTTTGAGGATGTAGAGAGGAGATGGAAGAGCAAATGAGTAATGCACTGGCAAGAAAGAAAAAGCGGATGCAGCCACTTGGATATTCCAAGAGTGAACTGATCGGAATACAGAGACACGCCAAGGCACAAAGCAATGCGGATTATCTAATAGAGGAATCCTATTATAACGTCCGTATGATGGCATATCAGGCACTGCATGATAAGTTCGGATTCGGACACAAAAGAATCATAAAGGTTGAGCAGACTATTGATGCATATGTGGAGAATGCAAAGGATGGAACGACAGGCGAGGAACTTGGTTTTTATCTGAAAGATAAATGCAAGATTGACGTGCGAGAGGAAACTAATAAGATTCCGTATCGTGAGAGCTTTTATCTGGTAGAGAGAAAGATTGCACCGAACTGCATGATACAGGCAAATAAGTTTTTACTGGCACAGGTATTTAATTATTTTGCTATGTTGGGTGTCTGCCTTAAAACACAGTTTAAATTTTCGGGAAATCAGATCAGACAGGTTTATGAGAGAATCAGATATTTAATTAACTGCCTTGCTACCGGATATGAAACCATGACAGGGATCGCAAGTGTTTTGGAATGGGAATGTAAGTACATTGACAAGCGTTTTATCGGAAAGACGTATGAAATATAGGAGGAATGGTTGATGGACAAGTTAACTGTGGAACTGCAGGATGGATATTTTGTGGAGATTGATTCTCTGAATCACACCCTGAGACAGAGATATGCCGGACAGGATAAGGACGGCAATGAAAAAGAAAGCGTTCGAACAATCGGATATTTTGGAGACATGAAACAGTGCATTAAGGCTTTGTTAGAGCGTTATCCGAGGGAGTTATCTGAAAAAGCACAGATTTCCTTTGATGAATATTTAGAACTGTTGGATAAGGCTTATACGAGGTCAGAACAGCTTGTAAACAGTCTTGGAAAATGACGGAGGTATAAATTGCACAGAGAAAGCAAAGAGAGACGCAGAATCATAGCAGAGATGGAAAACCGTCAGACGAGAATGCCGAAGCATCCAAACCCGGATGCATTGAGAAATTTTAAGGAAGTACCGTATCAGTTGCGGTACGGGAAGGAGAAAAAGGATGCTGAATAAAGAGAAATACATGAATGAATTATTGGAGTTTGCATGTACAGACAATAAGTTTGCTATTACGAAAGATGGAAAGCTTCGGGAATGTCGTGGTGTAAGATGCAACGAGTGCGCGTTTGAAAACGATGGTATGGCTAGTTGCGGCGATTCACGCAGAAAGTGGATGGAACAGGAGTACAAAGAACCACAGGTTGATTGGAGTAGAGTTCCAGTTGATACACCGATTTATGTTAGATACCGCAGCAGCGACGAATGGGAGAAAAAACATTTTGCTAAATTCGAGAACAATTATGTGTATGCGTGGAGCGATGGAAAAACATCATGGAGCACCACTAATGGATCTACAATGGTATGGGAGCATGCCAAACTGGCAGAGAGCGAGGATCAGAATGAAAATAAGCAGGATTAAAAACCGGATATCTGAGGTAGCAACAGAAGCCTGCGGGTATTCTCCACTAACAAAAGTGGTTTCGGAGGAAGAAATCAACAGGATTTTGGAGCAGGAAAGCGGATGGATTCCAGTAGATGAGCAGATTCCTAATACTGATAAATATATCCTGGTATCGTTTGAAAACTTTACTATTCCAGATGTCGGAAGATATGAAACTGATGAAGATGGTAACGGTGCGTTTTATCCGGGGGATGATGACAAAAGCTATGCAAAATATGGATTATTTGTAAATGCTTGGATGCCACTGCCGGAGTCGTACAGCACAGATGCAGAAAAGCCACATATTGAAAAGCCACAGACCAATGCAGACCGGATCCGGAGCATGACGGATGAAGAACTTTTAGATTTCCTTTGCTCAATCGAAACATATGAGCAGGGTAGCGTAAAGACCATTGAGGGCGGCGTAGCAATGTGTTCTGTTACAGAGGTGGAACAATGGCTTAAGGCAGAAAGTGAGGGATAGCATGGAGAGAGCGGAAACAACAAGGTTTCTCGGAGAACTGCTTGTAAGTAGCCGATTTAGCGGCATGGGTAAATACTGGGCGAGTGAGGTTAGCATTGACGCGTTCACAACTGCCGGGAAGGGTGGAAGAGTAGATTTCATGCAGTTTGAACCGCCAAACCAATACGCAGTGTCATCGTTGGAAAAGGGAATTTTTATATGCTACGAAATCAAGAGTTGCAAAGAGGACGTATACAGCGGGAATGGTCTAAACTTCTATGGTGAGAAAAACTACATAGTAACCACGATGCAGTGTTATAAAGATATTCTTTCAGACTTGAATGATAGAACTTTTGAAAAACATCTTATTAAAACAAATCCAGAATCTTCCAAGAATTTTGGAATTATAGTGGCTGTTCCGTGGATGCGGGATAAATATCAGGAGTTTGAAGAACCGACACGGGTATCGGATGATGTATCATGGAGACTGGAAATAATAAAGCCCTGCATCGTGGGAAGCAGAAAAAAGTCTATGACGGAAATGCTGTTTTGTATGATGCGGAGCGGACATTAAATTTGAGAAAACGAGGAGTGGTATGGAAAAGATGACAGACGGAACATGCAGTATCTTAAATGATACTTGTCTGGAAAAGAATATTATGGACTGCCGGTATTGTCAGTTGCATAGCGTTGTTGAAGATTACAGAGACCGGGTATACAGGAAGCAGGAGGAGAACGATGGAGAGATGGTAATTGGAGAGGAATTTGTCCGTGTATTCCTGATACTGTCTGCCAGTGCACAAGACTTGAGGATAAGAACGGTAAACGGGTCTTTGAGAATGATATTCTTAAGGATAATGTTATTTATGGTGTTGTCAAATGGGATGATGCAAATGCAAGATACATTATTGATGACAGAGAAGATGGATATCAAGATTATTCTGAATGGTTGCATGAATGTGAAATTATCGGCAACATATTTGATGATCCGGAACTATTGGAGGCATAGTCAGGATTAAAGGCAGAAAAGTATGCGATCCGTTGACCGGAGTATGGAGCACTGGATATTGGATCAAGGATGACTAGAGCAATTATTATCCTGTGTAGGTGGAAAGGAGCTGCAATGGTGAATGAAAAAATAAATAGCTGGACATTTGAAGAAACCGTTAAAACAGCTGAAAATCTTATGAAGAATGAGAAAAATATATTTAAGTGGGATGTATTACGGCATCTGAAAGATTTTGCGGAAACATATCAGAAAGAAATACAGCAATACCGCACGATCGGAACAGTGGAAGAATGCCGGGCGGCGGTGGAAAAGCAGACAGCGATTTCCAGAGAACTCATTGAGGGGAAATATTTCTGCCCGAAGTGTCATAACCTAATGCCTTATCCAGGATATTGTGGGTGCGGTCAGAAAGTGTATTGATGAAAGAAAGGAAGATAAAAAATGAGCGAAGAACTTAAGCCATGCCCGTTCTGCGGCGGAAACGCAATGTTCTTAACCATTACAAATAAGTCATCACAATCATCTGTTGGGGTAATGTTCAAAATCAAATGTATGAAATGCAGAATAGAATTTCCAAAAAGCTATGAATGTGAGATGTACATGGATCAGGACGGAGGCATCAGAACAGGGAAAGACGAGCGAACGAAAGCAACTACAGATTGGAACAGGAGGGCGAACGATGAGACTGATTGATGCGGATGCGCTGAAGAAAGATTTAAAATCGGTTACTTTAAGCAATGGAACTTTAGTAAATACAAATGCAGTATTGTATTTACTAGAAGAATATCCGACGGCTTATGATGTAGACAAGGTTGTGGAGCAGTTGGAAGAAGTTGAAAAAATAATGACATCACCAGTGAACAAAGATTGTTTTGGAGAAGAGTGTAGAGCATCGGACTGCACGGTATGCCTTATTAGTAAAGCAATCGAGATTGTGAAAGGTGGTGGAGTGAATGAATAAACCATGCGAGCATTGCCTTATCAGTCCTACATTGATTCAGTACCATTCTGAAACTTCAAAAGATGGAGTAAGAGGACAGACTATAGAAGATCCGATCATGACAGTTGACAGCTCAAATAGATATGGACTGGTCACATCATTCCTGCATAAGTACTATGACGGAGGATATAAGGGTGCTGGGGAAACAGTAGAAAATCCGCTTCCGACAGTGACCGCATGGGATCATAACAGCGTTGTTACTGCAAATCTGATTCAGATGAACAATCATTGTGACGGAAAAGATATCAGACAGCCATTACCAACGATCACGGCTGGTGACGGACACTTTGGAGAGGTCAGAGCGTTTCTGATTAAATACTATGGACAGGGAACAGGGCAGGATATAGAACAGCCGCTTGATACTGTGACAGCCAGGGATAGATTCGGATTGGTTACGATAGAGGGTGTCGATTATCAGATCGTGGATATCGGACTGCGGATGCTGGAGCCAAGGGAGTTATATGGATGTCAAGGATTCCCTGATGATTACATAATCGACCATGATTACACCGGCAAGACATATCCGAGAAGTGAACAGGTGCGCAGATGTGGCAATGCAGTATGCCCACCGATACCTGCGGCACTGGTCAGAGCAAATTTGCCAGAATTGTGTGTTGCAGAGCGGATGCCAAATATGCAGATAGAAGCAGAGCAGACAGGACAGCTTCGGTTTGCCTAACCTTTAAATTTTAGAACCAGATAAAAAACCTTGCAATCATCATACCACCTCCCGTAATAGTATATGCTGCGGAGGTGGGAGATGATATGGAAAGAGAGGGGCACAGATGGATTGGAATTATGACATGGACAGTTGTCCGTTAGATACAAAGGTTTTCTTATTGTCAGCAAACGACAACCTACTTTTGCCACAGCGTGAATTTGTTGGCACTCTTATGCGCAAAGGACATTCTGTTACAAGAGGTAAGTGCTTTAGTGGAGATCCAGAGTATTTTTATAGAAGTAAAATTGTTGCGTGGAAGAAATATAATGCAGAAAGAGAGGAATAATTGCATGAAGTATACGGTAGAACTGACAGAAAACGGAATTAATGAAACATTGGAATTGAATGGAATAACTTACAGAAAAGAATGGACAAGGTTGGAAAATGGTTTACTTCAGTGCTCACAGAAAGATTTCTCGGAGCAGATGAGAGAGAATGGACATGATGGAGACCTTATAGAGAGAGTAGCAGAAGTATTTGACAGCTTTTTGGCAGGAGACGTAGATGATATCAGGGATTGTTATGATTAAGGAGAACGTGTAATTATGCTCAATAGCAAGGTATATACAAAAAAGTGCGTGATCTGCGGAAAAGAATACAAATCAATATCAGTCAGAGCACTTACCTGTGGGAAGGATTGCAGAAATGAATACCGCAGAAGAAAAGATAGGGAAAAAAGAAGCGTAAAAACATGTAGAAACAGTACATTAGATAATGTTTTAGGAAAAGCAAGAGAAGCCGGCATGAGTTACGGAAAATATGTGGCAATGATGGACGGTACACCGAAGATCTGGCAGGGAGAAGAATAAAAAATATAAGAGGAGAATGGCTTATGAAGTTTTCAAAACTGACTAAGCCAGAGCTTGAAACAATTATTGAAAACGCCAATTTCACGGAGCAGGAAGAAGAAATATTTTATCTTCTTGCCCGTGGACTTATTTCAAAAGAAATAGCCATGAGACTATGCGTATCAACAAGAACAGTGGAAAGAAGAATTTTTGATATTAAACAGAAAGTAAAAAAGTTAGAAGGTGAGTTAAACGGGAAATCTTTCAAATAGTGAGTTGTTGAATATTGCCATCGAAAATGGTATTATCAACATAGACACCATTCAGAAAAAAATTGAAATGAACGAAAGGAAAAAATTTATTGAAAAACACACTTACAGCATTTGGCAAGGAAAAGATGGAAAGTTTTACACATATTTGCCAGATGAAGATAATAAGAGAGGAAAGAGACTTGTAAAGAGAACATCTGAAAAAGCAATTGAAGATGAAATAGTAAAGTTCTATAAAGCTAAGGAGGATGAACCTACAGTTATTCAGGTATATTCTAATTGGATTTCTGAAAAACTTGAATATGGTGAAATAACAAGACAGACAAAGGACAAGTACGAGACAAATTTTAAAAGATTTTTTGAAAATAAGTATTTGCCGATTGCAAATAGAAAAATCCGGTACATTGATGAAGAAATATTGGAATCATTCATAAAAACAGCTATTTCAAAACTGGAACTTACGCAAAAAGCTTATTCTGATATGCGGATATTGATTAACGGAATTTTCAAATATGCAAAGAAAAAACATTATACCAGCCTGAGCATAACCAGTTTTATGGGTGATTTGGAAATTTCGGAAAAGTCATTTAAAAAGAACCATAAGTCAGACTGCGAATTGGTATTTTCTAAGGATGAGGAACTTTTAATTGAACGATTTGTAATGGAAAATGAGCCTACATTGATAGAACTTGGCATTATTTTGGCATTTAAAACAGGATTGAGAGTTGGGGAAATATCTACCCTCTCATGGTCTGATGTCGGAGAAAATAAGATACATATATCAAAGACAGAAATAAGATATAGAGATGATAATGGCAAATATGTATTTGATGTTCAAAATTTTCCTAAAAGTGATGCCGGGTTTAGAGATGTTATAATTACCGCAGATACCAAAGAACTTATGAGAAAAATAAAAATGCTCAATCCATTTGGGCAATATATTTTTATGAAAAACGGTAAACGAATAAAAGGTCAGGCATTTACAAGGCGGCTATATGTGATATGTGATAGAATAGGAATTGGTGAACGTTCAATTCACAAGGCAAGAAAGACATATGCAACAAAGTTGATAGATGGAAATGTTCCAGAATCGGTAATAAAAACACAAATGGGGCATACAGATATCAGAACAACTCTCGATCATTACTATTTTAATAACAAGACAGAGAGTGAAATGCAGGAATATATTGCAAAAGCATTATCAATGTAAAAGGTAACACGAGGTAACACCTTTGGAGATAAAGAAATTCAGTATTTATGCGGGTTTGAGAGAATTGATACCGAGTTCGAATCTCCCTTCCGCTACTT